TTACCCAGCTTTCTTATGGGGCATACATGGGACACTTTCAGATAGTCTTTTGTTAAGGAGTTCTATCTGTTCGTGATTGTTGTCTTTCATCCATGCTCCGTAAACATTGAATACCATTTGTGCGTTTGTGTGGCCCATCTGGCTTGCGATAAAACTAGGATTAGCTCCTGCGGCAAGTGACCAGCATGCATAAGTATGCCTGGATTGGTACGATTTTCTGTGTCTCAGACCTGCGCGTTTTAAGATACTTGTCCATGACTCCCTGATGGAGTCAACCTTGTAGTGAGGTCCGGACAACTGCTGCTGTTTTGTTACCTGAGGACTAAAAACAAAAGTGCATTTATGCACAGCAGTTCTCCCATATTCCCTCTGCTTCACCTCTACAGAATGTTGCTTTCCAAGCATGGTCATTTCCGCCTGGCTTTTAAGAGCATCAATAGCTGGTTGAACCAGATGAATTGTCCTTCCGGTGCCTGCATCGGTTTTTGGTGGAGTGAATTCGCCAAGTTTTGTATAATTTCTACGGATGGTTATAGTCCTTGCTTTAAGGTCTATATCTTCCCATGCCAGCGATACCAACTCCCCGTGACGAATACCCGTGTATACAGCGAGAATCCACAGGTTTTTTGTTTGTTGATGACGGCAAGCCTCAATAAAACGAATAAATTCGTCACGGGTGAGAGGATCTGGTTTTACCTTGGACTTTTTTAAGGGAGCCAGACCGTTAAATGGGTTTCCTGAGGTATAACCATTATCTGTTGCAAATTGAAACATTCCAGCTATGGTTGTCATATAGTAGTTTACCGTGACCACTGAGCGCCCTTTTATGGAAGAAGTCTTTCCATTAGAAAGCTTTTGGTAACCGGTCAACAAATCTCTCCTTACGAAAAGTAAATCCTCTTTTGTTATGGATGAAACCAGTTTTTTTTCACCTAACATTGGTAACATGTTTTTAATTACTGACTGGTAACGGTTAAGTGCATTCGCACAAATCTCAATTTTCTTAAGGTCCAACCATTTTTCCGAAAGTGCCTTAACGGTTATCTCTCTTTTTCCCAGACCAAAGTGTTTCAGGTTAGGGGAATTAGGGAACTGCGCGGCGTAGTCGAAACTCCCCATTCTGATTGCAAAACAAACGGAAGTGCGAAGTTCACCAGCGATCTTCCGGTTTTTGGCTGTGTCAGGAACACCGAGGTTTTCTCTGACACGTTTGCCATTATAGTGAAACCATATACGGAGTGATCCTCCATGTTTTTCAACGCCTGTCGGGTATGATGCGTTACTCATTAAACCTCCCAGACGTCCAGGAGCATTAACAGGTTAACCGGAACTTGCATTTTTGGCACCTGGTTGTTTCTGGTTTTCGATCCATCGCATAATTTCTTCGATGTTGTACAGGCATTCACTGTAGTGCCCCGGATCACCTTCTACAGCGTAATGGCGGTATTCTTTTCCCTGCATCCATGACTTTCTTCTTGCCCGCTCAATGGTGCCAGGCTTTAGCCCTGTTGATGCAATGAGGACTCTCTCCGTACACCATTTGCTGGGGGTTATCTGATAGATGATTGTCTGCATGCCAACCTCATAAAATTTTCATCCACGGCAGTGGCACCACACGTCAAACATTCGCTTCACAACTTCACGACAGTAGAAGCCGTCAACATCTCGCGTCAGGTCATAGCGATTGCCGTAACGCTGGTGGACCCATCGTTCAAATGCTTTATTCATTCTTTACTTCCTTTTTATGGCTCGTAATTTTTTCAGGTGCTTTTCCTGCTCAGTGTCCGCGAGAATTTTGCGGTACTCCTGGTGGTCAATATGTTCGAACAGGCAGTTTAACTCACCAATGCGTACCCGCCCGGATCGTCCGTCCATCCGTCGAAAGAACACTGAGTGCTCAGTGATGCGAGTAATCACCACGGGGTATCCGGCTCTGTCCGTGTATATCTGACCGCGTTGAATCAAAGCGAACATGTGGTTATCCCCATCGACAAATCGAGAACACAACAAACGCTGCTGCGAATACCACCCCCAGAGTTACGATTGCATCAGGCCAGCTCATTGATTCACCTCCTGCCTGTCGTCCGGCATTCGCTCACTACAGCTTATCCAACCATCCGGAGTTACCGGAGAGCTGGTTGACGCTTCCGGGATTTTCCGAAAATTATTGGTTGACGAATCTTTATTTTCCCGAAAGTTTCCGGACTGAAGCATGGCTTCGCGGCAATCGTTCCAGCCTGTAGCGTATGCAGCCGCTTTGCTGCTGCCTTCAACTGGCGCATCCTGCCTATACATTTCTTCCGGCACTATCGGCGCTGGAGGGGCGGCAAATAGATATCCGCCAAAGTCAGGAAGCTCTCTAATGGCCTGTACGAATTTTTGTTTGCCTACGTCAACTCCTAATGGGTAATGAGCTATAATCTTTGCCACCGGCTCTGCTGCCAGTGATGCCAGCGCAATCCGTGCCAGCTCTTCCGCTTCTTCTGCTGGAAGCACAACGTTGCTACCCGGTCCGTATGTTTCGCGCCACTGCTTGATTGTCAGCAGTCGCTCTTTGGTTATAGTGGTCATGTGTTACTCCTTAACCCGCAGTGCTTTCAACTGATGAGGGGAACAAAATCTTTTCATCAAACCCTGCATTCATATCATGGACAGCAACACACCAATCCATCGACGAACGATTATCAAGAGCCTCCATGATTTCATCCATGCGGCGTAGGTCATACAGGTAAATGGTTTTATCGCCAATGGTGTAAAAACCAATTTTTTTTGGTAATGGACAGCGATCAAGAACGTCCTGTAATTCATTCAACCATGCCCGTTCTTTTTTTGTTAAAGTGGCCATATCACTCTCCTTTGATACGAATGTCAGCGACGCGTAATGCGTGTTCTAGGTCAATCAGGTAAAGCCAACTGCCATTTTCTTTAGGTATCATGACTTGTCGCTCATCTGCATTTATCGGGTGTCCATATCGAAGGTCGTAGCGAGTCGGTAATTGAACTTCCCGCGCTTCCAGTTCAGCAATACGCTTGCACCCATCAGAGATAACTCCCTCGTAATACTCGCGCTGCTCGTTGAGTTTTGATTTTGCTGCTTCAAGCTCAACGCGCAGCTTCCCAACCGTAAGCGCAATATCCTCGTTCTCCTGGTCGCGGCGTTTGATGTATTGCTGGTTTCTTTCCCGTTCATCCAGAAGCGCCAAGACGGTAGCCGGATTGGCTGCGGCGATGAATTCAGCATCACGAGATTCGTTTTCACTGAACACCATAGCTATTTGCTCATGGTTTATGCCGTCAGTGGAGTAAATCTCATCGTCGAATTCAACAGCCCACTTACCTTTCGTAGCCTTCTCTGCCGCCTCACGCAGTGCCTGATAGTCAATCTTGCTCACTGGCAGCCTCCTTTGCCGGGATTTCTAACTTTTGAGTGGTTGTATCAAATTCAAACAACTTAACCACGTCATCAAACAGGACATAATCACCATCAGGATCTTCAGTCATATCTGCGCCACAATCCTGACCGCACGAGTCGCAACCATCCATATCAAGCTCGTATCGCTTCAGGTTTGCGATATTTGATAAATTCAGCGCCAGTACAGCCAGGTCATAAACCTCTTCGGCAGTGACATCGCTGTTCAGTCCCATTTCATGGCGATATATGATTTTTTCTACTCGTTGTTTTGTGATCGTCATTTTTCTCTTCACTCCGATATACAAGGATTACTACACCCCCTCTGCTGATTGCGCGAGCTGGATCCCCTGGTTCCATGCCGTCAATTCCGAAGGCTTCGGAAAACGCATTCATTGCCTTCTGGCGTTCATCCTGCTTACGGCGTTTATTCCATTTTTTCAGGAACAACAGCGACAGCCACCGTCTGCTGCAGAACACGATGTAAAAATAACCAAGGAGCGCCAGGCCGACATTCAGGGCCGTTTCTATGGTTAGTTGTGAGTCAGTTGCCATTTCTTACCTGTTTAAGTAACTGGTTGAACATAACACTGAAGTGGCACACTGAATTTGGCCACCTGAACAGAGGTGATATGCTCACCTCAGAACAACACAGGTGCTCCAATGAAAAAAAGAAATTTTAGCGCAGAGTTTAAACGCGAATCCGCTCAACTGGTTGTTGACCAGAAATACACGGTGGCAGATGCCGCCAAAGCTATGGATGTTGGCCTTTCCACAATGACAAGATGGGTCAAACAACTGCGTGATGAGCGTCAGGGCAAAACACCAAAAGCCTCTCCGATAACACCAGAACAAATCGAAATACGTAAGCTGAGGAAAAAGCTACAACGCATTGAAATGGAGAATGAAATATTAAAAAAGGCTACCGCGCTCTTGATGTCAGACTCCCTGAACAGTTCTCGATAATCGGGAAACTCAGAGCGCATTATCCTGTGGTCACACTCTGCCAAGTGTTCGGGGTTCATCGCAGCAGCTACAGATACTGGAAAAACCGTCCTGAAAAACCAGACGGCAGACGGGCTGTATTACGCAGTCAGGTACTTGAGCTACATGGCATCAGCCATGGTTCGGCCGGAGCAAGAAGCATCGCCACAATGGCAACCCGGAGAGGCTACCAGATGGGACGCTGGCTTGCTGGCAGGCTCATGAAAGAGCTGGGGCTGGTCAGCTGTCAGCAGCCGACTCACCGGAATAAACGTGGTGGTCATGAACATGTTGCTATCCCTAACTACCTTGAAAGGCAGTTCGCCGTGACCGAGCCAAATCAGGTGTGGTGCGGTGATGTGACCTGTATCTGGACGGGTAAGCGCTGGGCGTACCTCGCCGTTGTTCTCGACCTGTTCGCAAGAAAACCAGTGGGCTGGGCCATGTCGTTCTCGCCGGACAGCAGGCTCACCATGAAAGCGCTGGAAATGGCATGGGAAACCCGTGGTAAGCCCGGCGGGGTGATGTTCCACAGCGATCAGGGCAGTCATTATACGAGCAGGCAGTTCCGGCAGTTATTGTGGCGATACCAGATCAGACAGAGTATGAGCCGGCGCGGAAACTGCTGGGATAACAGCCCAATGGAACGCTTCTTCAGGAGTCTGAAGAACGAATGGATGCCGGTGGTGGGTTACGTAAGCTTCAGCGAGGCAGCTCACGCCATAACGGACTATATCGTTGGATATTACAGCGCACTAAGACCGCACGAATATAACGGTGGGTTACCCCCAAACGAATCGGAAAATCGATACTGGAAAAACTCTAACTCGGTGGCCAGTTTTTGTTGACCACTTCAGTTAAGCCGCAGGCTTCGCGTTGGGTGCGAAGACGGTTGTTGATTGCAGAATTTTTGTTCTGTAAAAGCATTGCTGACGATAGCTTTCTGGATATGCTATTTGTCATATCCCATGCCAGTCCTGCGCATGACTCTATATCGCTAGAGAGCGTAGCATCAGGTGTTGCTTTTGCTATTAGTGTAATGAGGCTGCCGAGGTTTTTCAGTTCTTCGAGACAGTCAAGAGTTGTAGCTTTATTGAACATGAGATGATACCTCAGTTACGAACTTTGTTTTATGGTAACTAAGGTATCAAGGTGTGACAAGTGATTTTTGATACTTTGTTTTCTTTTTGTGCTTTGTGTCTGGTCAGAAAATATCCCACCTGGCATCAACCACAACACCTACTATTTCGCAATCATTGTCCATTTCTATGATTGGATATTGTGGATTAAGGGGCTTTAGAAACGCCTTTCCCATGTCAGAAATATATTTTTTGAATGTTGCTTCATTGGTGGATTTTTTTCTGGCGATGACGTAACACCCTGAAAAAACTTCTTTATCTGGGTTGACAAGGATCGACATTCCTTCAGGAAATGTTATTCCTACGGGCGAAGTCATTGAGTCACCGTGCACTTCCAGCCAGAACCCCCTCTCACCAGCGTATTTTACAGAATGCCTCCAATTATCCTGATCATACATGTTGTAGTCATCACCAGAAGTTGCGAATAATCCTGCCTGAACCCAGTTAATTACAGGGTAAGAGTGTGCTGTGTCTCTCTGTGGGCAGCTCTTAACATTATTTTCCCAATGCTTATCTTTTTCATCTCCGTTCTGAAGCCACTGCGGTGAACACCGCAGTGCAGCTGCAACTTTAAAAAGGGTGTCACCGTTGAAACTTTTTGTAAGGCCTTGCTCGGCTTTACTGATTGCAACTCTGGTGATCCCAGCTTTTTTAGCCAACGCATCTTGTGTTAACCCAGCTTTTTGCCGTGCGTTGATGAGACGTTCACCTAAAGACTTCATTTTTCTTCTCCTCTCATGGCTGTTGATACTAAAGTAACAGAATATCTTGATACTTTGGATTCTTGCGGTTAACATCGTTGGATAACAAAGTATCTGGTGTGAGACTAAAGAATGACCCTTTATGAAATATTAAAAATTCAATTTAAAACCAATGCCGCTATTGGTCGCAGGTTCCCAAAGAAAGGAAGGCCTCGTGGCAGTCAAGGTGTTGGAAAGTGGAAAACGCGAGGTGTTCCGGAGGATGTTGCCATTCTTTGTCATCTGGATCCGAGCATTCCATATACACACCCAAGTCTAGCGAATACAGAAGATGACAAGCCCACAGGAGACCAACAATGAACACCGCAATTTTTAACGGCAAAGCATCCATGACCAGCGTTGAGATCGCAGAGCTGGTGGGTAAACGTCATGACAATGTGAAACGCACTATTGAAACATTAGCCAAAGGTGGCGTTGTCCGGTCTCCTCAAATTGAGGTTTCCGAAAGAATCAATAACTTAGGTTTTAAAGTTCAATATGAGCATTACCTGTTTGAAGGAGAACAAGGTAAGCGCGACAGCATCATTGTCGTCGCACAGCTCTGTCCTGAATTCACTGCTCGCCTGGTAGATCGCTGGCGCGAACTGGAAGAACAGATCCGTAAGCCAATGAGCGAAATCGAAATGGTTGCCGCGATGGCTCTTGAAGCAGTTCGTCAGCAGAAACGGATCACTCAGGTGGAAGAAAAAGTCAGCCACGTTGCTGAAACAGTCGAGCAAATTAAAAAGGGCACTATTCGTGAGGGCTATGCCGGATATCGCCAACTGAAAGCAAAAACCGGTTTGTCAGATGATAAATGCCGCAATCTGGTGAACGCCTATCAGATTCCTACAGACACCCATGAGTTCATGACGCCGGACGGATTGTTGTCACGTCGCGCAATTGTTGCTGTGGAACCGTTTATGGCTGCTTTTTATCGGGTTATGGAGGAAGCAGAACCGCGAGGGACTCGCTGGTATCACCCGAAAATGGGGTTATTTCAGGTTATTGGTTGGCAGCGGTGAAAAAAAGCCGGGAGTAACCCGGCTCACTCAACATCAATAACGGGGAGCTGTTTCGCATAAAACGGCTCCGAAACATCCAAGAACAGTTCTAAAGATATCAGCAGCTATATGATCATTTCAAGACCAAATATTGATTCTGCAATTTCGGGACGTTACACTGTCTCTGCACCTTATAAAGTGGGTGCCGGGGGTCGCAGCCCGGAATTGTCAACGGCGATATATGACGCGCCAGCGTCTTTTTTATCGTCCGCGCTCACGCACGCCAGAATTATGGTGGGCTGGGCAGGGGAGCCGAAAGGCTCGCCGGTCTCCGTTGACGCCGGTACTGCGAACCCTGTTCAGTCTGCCACCAGTGAGTTTCGCAGCTCCGGTGGTGGAAGTTTTCCACAGTCAACGGAGGCTGCCATCATGGCTACGATCCCAACCCTCACTCAACCTGAAATTGCCATCGTTGATGGTCAGGCTGTTACTTCATCCCTGGCTGTTGCCAACTTCTTCTCCAAGCGTCATGACGATGTACTGAAAAAGATCCGCACGCTTGAATGCTCCGCATCATTCACTGCCCGCAATTTTTCGGTGAGTGATTACACCGATTGCACAGGCCGCAAACTACCTTGCTATCAAATCACCCGTGATGGCTTCGCGTTCCTTGCTATGGGCTTTACTGGCAAACGTGCAGCCCGGTTCAAAGAGGCATACATCAACGCCTTTAACCAGATGGAGAAGAATTTATCTGGTGCTGACGCGGTTGATATGTCAGCTGTCGCACGAAACGCCAGAGGCGTATACCTGCATTTGCGTGAAATCCATCAAATCTGGACAAGCCAGCTTTATCCAATGCTTAAGGCCATTGAATCTCCGCTGGCTAGCAAACTGTACGACCGTGTTGGTGATGCTGTTTTTGGCGCTGCACTTGTTGATTCCAGGCTGAATGGTTCTGACAAGGAGGTTCGCCCATGATTAGTTACGAAATCATCATCTCCACTACGGAATACAGAAACGATGTATCAGTTCGCACGGATGTATCTGTCTGGCACCGTCGCTATAAATCCAGAAAAACAGCGGAACTGAAAGCGGCAGAGATGTGTGAAACCATCTCAATGAAAGGTAGCCCGGTTAAATACGTAACTACGGCGGAGGTGCGTCCATGATCCGCCACATCGTTAATTCCCTGTATCACCGATACAACCGTTGCCCCCGTGTGGGGCAGTGGTTCGCCACCAGCAACGGTCACGTTCTGCGGGTTTGCCTAGTCAACGCTGAAAGCCAGAAAGTCGTGTGCGAACTACAGGGGCGTAGCTACACCATCAGTTACCCTCTGGCGGTATTTCTGTCTGGAAAAATGTTTAAACGCCTGGGAGGTGTGTTATGAGCATGGAGCTGATGGTGAAAGCGATGAAAATTCGTGTGGGAAATCCGTTGCGAAAACTGGTTCTGATTAAGCTGGCTGATAATGCCAGCGATCAGGGCGAGTGCTGGCCCAGCTATCAGCATATTGCTGATCAGTGCGAGATTAGCAAACGTTCTGTGATGAATTATATTACGGCTCTTTGTGAATCTGGACTGGTAAAAAAAGTTTCCCGGAAAGGTGAAAAAGGGAACTCGAGCAATATTTATCTTCTTCGTCTTGATGGTGCAAAAGATTCACCAGGTGGTAGTGCAAATAATTCACTACCTAGTGCAGCAAATTCACCAGGTGGTGTAGGAGTTGCACCAGGGGGTAGTGCAGGAGATTCACCCAGAACCAGTCACTCTTTTGAACCAGTCAAAGAACCAGTCAATGAATCAACTATTGGCGCATCCGCTGACGCGTCTGCACCAGCGCGTTCTGCCAGACAGGAATATTCACCGGAATTTGAACAGGCCTGGCAGGAATATCCCAAACGTGCTGGTGGCAATTCCAAGTCAGCAGCCTTCAAAGCCTGGAAAGCCCGTATCAGGGAGGGAATAAAACCGGAGACCATGCTTGATGGCGTGAAGCGGTATGCCGCCTGGGTACGTGCTACAGGAAATACCGGCACACAGTTCGTGAAGCAGGCTGCGACGTTCTTTGGACCCGATCGTCACTTCGAAGATTACTGGCAACAGCCAGCCGCTCACGGAGGTGGGCGACAGCGACAGGTCGATGTCCTGGCTGGCCTGGGAGCCATGTCTGACAAATTCGGTAAATCCAGTAACAAATTGACATTCTGAGGTGACAGCGATGATGACGATTGACCAACGTGAGAAACAAACAAGACTACAGGCGCGAATGGATGAGTTACGGGCAGAAATGGATGAGTTACGGGCAGAGATTGCATTTGCTCAGAAGGGCGAAAAGCCATGGCCTTATCGTTCCTGCCTGATGCGTGAAGGTCGCGGATATTGCGAAAAACACGGTAAATATCGTACGCATATACTGGTGTGGATCGATCGTAATGGCGAGGACAGAGAAAAAATTTCATGCTGCCCTGACTGCTTGATCGCTGAGGCCAGTGATTTGACCATGGAACTGTCGTCCCTTAAGGCGGAAGAACTGACTGATAACGCCGGAATTGCTCTGCGTTTTCGGGACTGCGAGTTTGATAATTATCTGGAGGTTAATCCTGACGCAGCCAGAAATCTTGCGGCCTGTCGCCGCTATGCGGAGAACTGGCCAGATATGCTGGAGAACGGTACCAGTCTTGTTATGACCGGCAGTTGCGGTACCGGGAAAAATCATCTGGCGGTATCAATGGCAAAACACATCATCCGTAACTATCTGGCCAGTGTGGAGATCACCGACGTGATGCGCCTTACCCGGGCTGTGAAAAACTGCTGGCGGAATGACAGTGAAAAAACAGCGGATGACGTCATTGAGCATTATGCGTCACTGGATTTGCTGATTGTCGACGAAGTCGGCGTTCAGTTTGGCAGTGCGGCTGAAATGGCCATTTTGCAGGAAATTATCAATGCCCGGTATGAGGGTATTTTGCCAACTATCCTGATCAGCAACCTTTCACCGGAAGAATTGTGGGCGTTCATCAGTCCCCGGATTGCCGACAGGATCACCGATGGCGGGCGCAACTGGTTGTCGTTTAACTGGCCCAGCTACCGTTCTCGTATCGGAGGTGTTGCCGCATGACCAGCCAGAACACCCCGGCATGGCGTAACGATGACCTGGAAGGCGCTGTCATCGGTGCGTTTTTTCTGCGTGGGGCCGATCCGGAAGTGATGGATATTCTGGCCACACTTCCGGCGGATGTATTTTTTGTGCGTCAGTACCGGGATATTTACGCGGGGATTTGCAGACAGGCTCGCATATCCGGCGTCATTGACCCCGTACTGCTGTGCAATGAGATGCCGGAACTTGCCCCGGTGATTACCGACACCGGACGCAAAACCTGGGTGAAGTCTTCACTGGAGCACTATGTCGCAGCGTTGCGGCGCAATGCCGCACTGCGTGATGCAGAAAAAACACTGACTGAAGCATTACAGAATTTACGTGATGCGTATACCTGTGAAGCAGCCGAGGATGCCCTGAAGGATGCGCAGAACATGATGGCCTCACTGTCGACCGGAAAGGGCGTCATTCAGCCGGTTCACATTGATGATGTCCTTCCGGAAGTGGTGGGCCGTGTTGAATGCCGGAATCAGGGACTGGAGAAATCCAGAACACTGATGACTGGTATTAATGAACTGGACGCAAAAACAGGGGGGATGGAGCCAGGCGACCTGGTATTCATTGCGGCTCGTCCTTCGATGGGGAAAACCGAACTGGCGCTGGACATCATCGACAAGGTGACTGAGCAGGGGCATGGCGTGCTTCTGTTCACCATGGAGATGGCGAACATCCAGATTGGTGAACGTATGGTGTCTACTGCCGGTGGAATGCCGGTATCCCGTCTTAAGTCTGTTGCCCGTTTTGAAGATGAAGACTGGGCTCGTTTCTCGCAGGGCGTGGGACGAATGACGGGGCGTAATATCTGGATGGTGGACCAGGCAAATCTAACAATTGATGAGATATGTGCAACCACGAGGTACCACCGGATGAAGCATCCGGAAACGGCGCTGGTGGTGGTCGATTACCTCGGTCTGATTAAAACCCGCAGCACGGGGCGTCACGACCTTGCTGTGGGGGAAATCTCAAAGGGACTTAAAAGCCTGGCAAAATCCGGCGGTTTCCCGCTGATTGCTCTGAGCCAGCTCTCCCGAGGCGTGGAATCCAGACCCAATAAACGTCCCATGAACTCAGACCTGAAAAACTCCGGGGAAATAGAGGCTGATGCCGACATCATTCTGATGCTTTACAGGGATGAGGTGTATAACCCGGATACACAGGCCAGAGGCATAGCAGAAATCAACATCACGAAACAGCGTAATGGCACACTCGGGACCATTTACCGGCGTTTTCATAACGGACATTTTCTGCCTGTGGACCAGGAGAGTGCCCGGGTTCTTTCCACACCCATGACGCCGGGCAATCCGCGCAGATACAGCAATAACCGCATGTCGGGCAGTAAAACGGAGCGTTTATTTTGAACAACAGAACAATCACTGTTTCACCGGAACAACTTCGTCGGCAGGCGCAGGAGATGCTTCGTTGTGCTGAACAGATGGAAAAAACGAGCGTGAAAAAAGATACGCTCCGCAAGCAGCTTACTCCGGCGCTTCGTGATCTGCTGCAGGCAAAACACCGCACACAAAAGGCGGTGGATGAGCTGGTGGATTGCGTGGCGGAACTGGAAGGACAGGTAAGCCAGTTTGAAACGCTGGTGAAGGAGTTTACTGCGTGATGACTGAGTTTTTTTCTCTGTATGCATTCAATATCGTTTGCTGAGGTGACCGTGAGAGCACTGCTGACCCCTGAAATTGCCCCGCGTATGGGGATCGTCTTGTTCAGACCCGGTTCAGAGCTGATGCCCCTGTTTATGCAGGGGCGTGTCCTGCTGGAGCCTGAGCCGGAACGTTATTCATCTTTTGCCAGTGGTGCCGTTCCGGCAGCATCACAACCGCTGGCGGATGATCCTGCCGTTCGGGCCGTGTTCCGCCATGAGGCGGTGATCCGTCGTGCTGGTGGCGTGGAATGCCTTGAGAGCTGGTTACTTCGTGAAAAAGGCTGCCAGTGGCCTCATTCCGGATGGCACAGCGAGAACATGACCACAATGCGACACGCGCCGGGCGCAATCCGTCTGTGCTGGCACTGCGATAACCTGCTTCGCGATCAGTTCACGGAACGTCTGGAATCAATGGCAACGGATAACTGTGCCCGCTGGGTGTTGTCCGTAGTCCGTCGTGATCTCGGTTTTGATGACAGCCACGTTGTGACAATGCCGGAACTGTGCTGGTGGCTGGTTCGTAATGACCTGGCGGATGCCTTACCGGAAAGTGCAGCCCGTAAGGCACTGAGATTACCGAAGCCTGTTGTGCCGTCTGTCACCCGGGAAAGTGACCTTGTGCCTTCGGTTCCTGCCACCAGCATCATCCGGGATAAGGCGAAAAAGGTGCTGGCGCTGAAAGTGGATCCGGAGTCGCCGGAGTCTTTTATGTTACGCCCCAAACGTCGTCGCTGGGTTAATGAAAAGTACACGCGCTGGGTTAAGACGCAGCCGTGTGCATGTTGTGGTAAGCCAGCCGACGATCCTCATCACCTGATTGGTCATGGTCAGGGTGGAATGGGTACAAAAGCGCATGACCTTTTTGTGTTGCCTTTGTGCAGAAAACACCATGACGGACTGCATGCGGATACCGTGGCATTTGAAGAGAAGTATGGTTCCCAACTGGAGCTGATATTTCGTTTTATCGATCGCGCGCTGGCGATAGGTGTGCTGTCCTGATTTTGTGGAGAAAGTTGATGCGTGATATTCAGATGGTTCTCGAACGCTGGGGAGCATGGGCGGCAAATAATCATGAGAATGTTAGTTGGTCGCCAATTGCTGCGGGGTTTAAAGGCCTCATCCCCTCAAAAGTAAAATATCGACCGCAATGTTGCGATGATGATGGTCTTATCATTAGTTCAGTTATGGCAGTTCTCAAGAAAAAGGAACCATATCAATACCAATTACTGGAAATGTATTATGTATATGGGATCACATTACGAGCGTTAGGGGCGAAAATGGGGATATCGCTTAATCAAGTTGTTATTAGATTGCAGAAAGCTGAAGGGTTTGTTGAAGGGTGTCTGGCAATGCTCGAGGTATCTTTAGAAATGGATTGCTATATGAATCACGAAAATGATTCAAGATAAATGAACAGTTACTGGATTTGCCCCTATATTTCCAGACATCTGTTATCACTTAACCCATTACAAGCCCGCTGCCGCAGATATTCCCGTGGCGAGCGATAACCCAGCGCACTATGCGGATGCCATTCGTTATAATGCTCGAACGCCTCTGCAAGGTTCTTTGCTGCCGTTAACCCGTCTGGTTTGGGCATGATACTGATGTAGTCACGCTTTATCGTTTTCACGAAGCTCTCTGCTATTCCGTTACTCTCCGGACTCCGCACCGCCGTGTTCTTCGGTTCAAGTCCCAACATCCGGGCGAACTGGCGTGTTTCATTAGCCCGGTAGCATGAACCATTATCCGTCAGCCACTCCACTGGAGACGACGGAAGATCGTTGCCGAAGCGGCGTTCCACCGCTCCCAGCATGACGTCCTGTACTGTTTCACTGTTGAAGCCACCGGTAGTCACCGCCCAGTGCAGTGCCTCACGATCACAGCAGTCCAGCGCGAACGTGACACGCAGTCTCTCTCCGTTATCACAGCAGAACTCGAACCCGTCAGAGCACCATCGCTGATTGCTTTCTTTCACGGCCACTCTGCCTGTATGTGCCCGTTTCGATGGCGGTACAGCAGGCTTTCGCTCAAGCAACAGCGCATTCTGGCGCATGATCCGGTAAACACGTTTGGCATTGATCGCAGGCATACCATCAAGTTCTGCCTGTCTGCGAAGCAGCGCCCATACCCGACGATAACCATACGTGGGCAGCTCTCCGATAACATGGTGTATACGGAGAAGCACATCCGTATCATCAGTGTGACGACTGCGGCGGCCATCCATCCAGTCATCGGTTCGTCTGAGAATGACGTGCAACTGCGCACGCGACACCCGGAGACAACGGCTGACTAAGCTTACTCCCCATCCCCGGGCAATAAGGGCGCGTGCGCTATCCACTTTTTTGCCCGTCCATATTCAACGGCTTCTTTGAGGAGTTCATTTTCCATCGTTTTCTTGCCGAGCAGGCGCTGGAGTTCTTTAATCTGCTTCATGGCGGCAGCAAGTTCAGAGGCAGGAACAACCTGTTCTCCGGCGGCCACAGCAGTAAGACTTCCTTCCTGGTATTGCTTACGCCAGAGAAATAACTGGCTGGCTGCTACACCATGTTGCCGGGCAACGAGGGAGACCGTCATCCCCGGTTCAAAGCTCTGCTGAACAATTGCGATCTTTTCCTGTGTGGTACGCCGTCTGCGTTTCTCCGGCCCTAAGACATCAATCATCTGTACTCCAATGACTAGTCTAAAAACTAGTATTAAGACTATCACTTATTTAAGTGATACTGGTTGTCTGGAGATTCAGGGGGCCAGTCTAGTATCTATGGCGATTGAAACATAAGGGATATAAAGATACCGAGGAAATGATTTGTGTTATAACAAAAACCATCTTAATCTGTTAAGATTGGTCACTCCGTCATACAGCTTAAACCTGCCGCCTGGCGGGTTTTTTATGACTGAAATCGCGTCAGTACAGTAAACGCGCTGGTGGCGGTGAATACCTGTCTTTCAGCTTGCTGGCTTTTTCGACAAGAGTTATTGGTGTGTCACGTTAACCGGAAAAGGGAAAAAGACATGCTGAAACAGCAGGATATGACAGAAACCGCCAGAGTGGTGTTTAATGAATTAAGCGTCACCGAACCGGCGACAGTCGGGGAGATTGCGCAGAATACTTACCTTTCACGCGAACGCTGCCAGTTAATACTGACCCAGCTGGTTATGGCGGGTCTGGCAGACTATCAGTTCGGTTGTTACAGACGCCTTCCGCAGTGAAGGCTTTTTTATTTGTGGTAAATGGGCGGCTGGTGGGTGTTAGGGGCACCCACCAGCCATCTGCTCATGCGTTGGGGTCACAAGCAAACCTCAGGCCCATCTGCTTTGCGCAAAAGCGGTATGAGCCTATCAGAGAAGTGCTTATTGATCTATGGCTAATACTGTAAAAATATCCAGTTGTGAGTTAATCAACGCCGACTGCCTGGAATTTATCCGGTCGTTACCCGAAAATTCTGTTGACCTGATAGTCACGGACCCGCCGTACTTTAAAGTGAAGCCTGAGGGCTGGGATAACCAGTGGAAGGGCGACGATGATTACCTGAAGTGGCTGGACCAGTGTCTGGCGCAGTTCTGGCGGGTGCTGAAACCTGCCGGAAGTCTTTACCTGTTCTGTGGTCATCGCCTGGCATCTGATATCGAAATCATGATGCGTGAACGCTTCAGTGTGCTGAACCATATTATCTGGGCAAAGCCGTCCGGACGCTGGAACGGGTGCAACAAGGAAAGCCTGCGGGCGTATTTCCCCGCCACAGAGCGCATTCTGTTCGCGGAACATTATCAGGGGCCGTACCGCCCGAAAGATGATGGCTATGAGGCGAAGGGCAGGGTACTGAAACAGCATGTGATGGCCCCGCTGATTGCTTACTTTCGTGATGCGCGAGCTGCCCTGGGGATAACGGCAAAACAGATTGCAGATGCCACAGGAAAGAAAAACATGGTGTCGCACTGGTTCAGTGCCAGTCAGTGGCAGCTACCGAACGAAAGCGATTATCTGAAATTACAGTCGCTGTTTGCCCGGGTGGCAGAAGAGAAACATCAGCGGGGAGAACTGGAAAAGTCCCATTACCAACTGGTCAGCACATACAGTGAGCTGAGCCGGCAGTATGTGGAGCTGCAGAGTGAATATAAAAATTTGCGGAGGTATTTCGGTGTGACGGTGCAGGTGCCGTACACCGATGTGTGGACGTATAAACCGGTGCAGTACTATCCAGGGAAACATCCGTGCGAAAAAACGGCAGAAATGTTGCAGCAGATAATCAACGCGAGCAGTCGTCCGGGAGACCAGGTTGCAGATTTTTTTATGGGCTCAGGTTCAACGGTAAAAGCGGCACTGGCGCTCGGGCGTCGTGCGATTGGCGTTGAACTGGAGACCGGACGTTTTGAGCAGACAGTCAGGGAAGTTCAGGATTTAATCGTTTGAAACGGATGAGATTGCAGAATTAATTACGCACCATTATTATTTTGCTCCCGGCCCTTTAGCTCAGTGGTGAGAGCGAGCGACTCATAATCGCCAGGTCGCTGGTTCAAATCCAGCAAGGGCCACCATCACATACCGCCATTAGCTCATCAGGAAAGAGCGCCAGCCTTCGAAGCTGGTTGCGCGGAGTTCGGGTCCCCGAAGGCGGTTCATTATCTGTATCCTGCGTTGTTAGCTCAGCCGGACAGAGCAATTGCCTTCTAAGCAATCGGTCACTGGTTCGAATACAGTAGAACGCGCCACACTTATTTTCCCTGGCTCGCTTTTGCGGGCTTTTTTTTAAATGTCTCACAATTCAGGCGGTTGACTGTTGTCTGGTTTGCGGGGAGTTTGTTAAAAGAAACTGGCATGGTGAATCCCCCTGTGCGGAGGGGCAATCAGCAACTGGTGTTTTGTCACCGACCCTTATCCTTTCTGTGCGGGTTCAGGTGCTGATACTGAACTCACCGGGAGGCACCCGGCACCATGCAATGGCACATAGCGCCACTCTCCAGCCCCTCTCCGGAGGGGCTTTCTTATGGACAAAAAAAGCCCGCGCTGGGAGACGCGGGCGGCAAGGAATAAACAACAAAACGTGAAGTAATATTTCAGCTGGTGAATAATATCCGACAGTAATCACTCTGCGCAATAGCGCGGCCTTTTTCATATTGCGGGCTGTTGTCTATCTTCTGCCATTGTCCTGTAACTTCCGGACTTCAGCCCGCTCCTCATTTTACTCACAATATTATCCAGGCCGGGAGGATTTATGGCATTTAAACACTATGACGTGGTCAGGGCGGCGTCGCCGTCAGACCTTGCGGAGCGACTGACACAAAAACTGAAGGAGGGGTGGCAGCCATTTGGCAGTCCGGTGGCCATCACGCCTTATACCCTGATGCAGGCCATTGCGGCGGAAGGTGATGTCACCACACCTGTGGTGGTGAAGCCGTCGGATGGAGAAGGCGCAGTTATCAGCACCACCAGCAACCCGGAGTATTAATTTGTTGTTGCCCTGGCCGGGCAGTCCAATGCCATGGCTTACGGTGAAGGGCTTCCGCTGCCGGAGACATATGACCGTCCGGACCCGCGTATTAAACAGCTGGCGCGTCGCAGCACTGTCACGCCGGGTGGTGCGTCCTGTAACTACAATGACATTATTCCTGCGGACCACTGCCTGCATGATGTTCAGGATTTGAGTAAGTTTTCACACCCGAAAGCCAGCGCAGCTCAGTATGGATGCGTGGGGCAGGGATTACATATCGCGAAGAAATTGTTGCCGTTTATTCCGGCGAATGCCGGTATTCTTCTGGTTCCGTGCTGCCGTGGTGGTTCTGCATTCACCCAGGGCACGGAGGGGACATTCAGCGAGTCCACGGGGGCCAGTCAGGATTCGGCTCGCTGGGGAGTGGGTAAGCCGTTATATCAGGATCTGCTTTTCCGCACGAAGGCAGCATTGCAGAAAAACCCGAAAAACGTTTTGCTGGCGATATGCTGGATGCAGGGGGAATTCGATATGACGAATGCCAGTTACGCCCAGCAGCCAGCAGCATTTCTTGCAATGGTACAGCAGTTCCGTGCTGACCTTGCCGGGCTGGCGGCGCAGTGTCACGGTGGAAGTCCGGCAACAGTCCCCTGGATTTGTGGCGACACGACATACGCGTGGAAACAAGAACACGGTACGCAATATGAAGTGGTATATGGTGCATATAAAGGTAAAGAATCCCAGCAGATTTATTTTGTTCCCTTTATGACCGATGGTAGCGGAGTTAATACACCGACAAACAACCCGTCAGAAGATCCTGATATTGTCGGGTCTGGTTATTACGGTTCGGCATCCCGAACGAACAAAAACTGGGTATCATCAAATCGCCCGACAAATTTCAGCTCATGGGCGCGTCGTGGCATTATTCCCGATCGTATGGCAACCGCTATTCTGAACGCAGCCGGGCGCACCTCAGCCTTCATCAGTGGTAAGGCACCGGAAATCAAACCCTCGCCCGGCGGCGACACGCCATCGGGTCCGTCTGCAGATACGTCCGTTCGCACAATCTCCCTGCTGCCGACAGCCGGAGAGGCTGCTGCGCAGGGCTGGACCATTAAGGACGGCGGAATTCAGTTGTCGGGTGGTGTATTTAAGATCGCCAAGCAGAGCAATAAAGCCTGGTCCCTGACGCGCCCGGTGGATGACGCAGTCTCCCTGCTGACACGGGGTGGCAGACTGAGCTGTAAGTTTCGACTGTCAGGCGCACTGACCAACAATCAGTTCGGTCTGGGAATTTATCTGTATACCGATGTAGCGTTACCTGACGTCGTGGCGATGACCGGGACTGGTAACCCGTTCCTGATGTCGTTCTTCACCCAGACCACAGACGGCAAACGGAATCTGATGCATCACAAGAAAGCCGGAAACACAAAGTTGGGCGAGTTCGGGAATTACAGTAACGACTGGCAGACGCTGGAGCTGGTGTTCACCGCCGGCAGTGCCACGGTTACTCCGAAACTGAATGGAGTGGCTGGCCCGGCATTCCAGGCCATAAAAGACAGTCTGGCAGTGGGACTAAATGCACTGACGCTGACGGATATTACCAAAAATGCAGCGTATGGCGTTGAGATAGAAAGTCTGGTGCTGGAGATAAATGCACCGGCATCATCATAAAAAGTGAGCCAGTCAAATGGAAGGTATCGTTAAACTCACCGGTAGTGTCAGTGGGTCGTCTGAGATGCCTGCATGAGTTATCAGAGCCATCAGTACTTAACTGGTGGCTTTTTTTATTGTTGTCAGCTTCCGGATAACGGGAGACGGGGTATGTACCAGATGGAAAAAATCACAACAGGTGTGTCATACACCACGTCAGCGGTGGGAACGGGCTACTGGTTCCTGCAGTTGCTGGACAGGGTTTCCCCGTCTCAGTGGGCGGCAATAGGCGTGCTGGGGAGTCTGCTGTTTGGGCTGCTGACATATCTGACTAACCTGTATTTCAAAATCAGAGAGGACCGTCGTAAGGCTGTACGGGGAGAGTAAAGTGATGAAGAAAAAATACGAACTGGTTGTTAAAGGGATAAATAATTACCCGGATAAGATTACTGTTACTGTGGCACTGGAAATTGGTGGGTATCCGTCACTGTTGTTGCCATATGTGGCGATTAGTCTTGACCGTACTGAAGGTGCCAAGCTGGAGTTTTACGAAGCGGAGGCGAAAAAGCAGGCGAAGCAGTTTTTCATGGATGTTGCTGCCGGGTTATGTGAAGGGAACGAACCGTTGCAGGAAAAGCGCCCCATCATTTTAGAGGCGCAGGATGTGTTGATAACCTACAGAGGAAAACTACCGGGAATAATTACTTGTTCTCTGAAGATGCCGCCGTCAACACTGCGGTCAGAAAAAGAGGCGTCTTGTCTGCAGTCTGAGTACTCCATTACGGTTAAAAGTGCCGGAGAGGAAGGAAATAAACGTTATTTTATTGCGTCTGCACCTGATAAAGATCAGGAATGGGAGTGTAACCGGCCATCCTTTGTTGTATACGGAGATGGCGGGAAAATAACCATCTCAGAAAATGGGAAATTAACACCGCCATCGCACCAGCATAGTGAGGCGCTCATTGAATTTGCCATTGATTACCTGAAGAACAATAAAAAGCAGGGGCTGATGAAGTGCATTGGTCGTTGCATGGGATATCTGCAGATAGCTGCTGAGATTGAAGCGCTGGCCAGTGGTGCTGATAAGGATGCAATGGTAATGACTCCAACTTACTGATAGTGTTTTATGTTCAGATAATGCCCGATGACCTTGTCATGCAGCTCCACCGATTTTGAGAACGACAGTGACTTCCGTCCCAGCCTTGCCAGATGTTGTCTCAGATTCAGATTATGTCGCTCAATGCGCTGAGTGTAACGCTTGCTGATAACGTGCAGCTTTCCCTTCAGGCGTGATTCATACAGCGGCCAGCCATCCGTCATCCATACCACGACCTCAAAGGCCGACAGCAGGCTCAGAAGACGCTCCAGTGTGGCCAGAGTGCGTTCACCGAAGACGTGCGCCACAACCGTCCTCCGTATCCTGTCATACGCGTAAAACAGCCAGCGCTGACGTGATTTAGCACCGACGTAGCCCCACTGTTCGTCCATTTCAGCGCAGACAATCACATCACTGCCCGGTTGTATGCGCGAGGTTACCGACTGCGGCCTGAGTTTTTTAAGTGACGTAAAACCGTGTTGAGGCCAACGCCCATAATGCGTGCACTGGCGCGACATCCGACGCCATTCATGGCCATATCAATGATTTTCTGGTGCGTACCGGGCTGAGAGGCGGTGTAAGTGAACTGTAGTTGCCATGTTTTACGGCAATGAGAGCAGAGATAGCGCTGATGTCCGGCAGTGCTTTTGCCGTTACGCACCACGCCTTCAGTAGCGGAGCAGGAAGGACATCTGATGGAAATGGAAGCCACGCAAGCACCTTAAAATCACCATCATACACTAAATCAGTAAGTTGGCAGCATTACCGGATGCAATTGTGCGGGAGGCTCTTCTTCGTGATTTTAATACTCCACCCTTTAAAAAAGTGCCGGCTTACTGGCTTCATCCGGGGCTGACTTATCTTAAAGTGCGTATTTAGTGGGCCAGGGACAGCGGCTGAATATTTAATATATCCATGAACACCAAAATCAAATACGGCCTGTCGGCTGCCGTTCTGGCGCTGATTGCCGCTGGTGCGCCTGCGCCTGACATTCTCGACCAGTTTCTGGATGAAAAGGAAGGTAACCACACCACGGCATACCGTGATGGCGCGGGTATCTGGACCATCTGCCGCGGTGCCATCCTGGTGGATGGCAAACCTGTCGTTCCGGGCATGAAGTTGTCGAAGGAAAAATGCGACCGGGTTAACGCCATTGAGCGTGATAAGGCGCTGGCATGGGTGGAGAAAAACATCAGAGTGCCATTGAGCGAACCCCAGAAAGCGGGGATCGCGTCATTCTGTCCGTACAACATTGGTCCCGGTAAGTGTTTCCCGTCGACGTTTTATAAACGAATTAATGCAGGTGATCGCAGGGGAGCGTGTGAGGCGATTCGCTGGTGGATTAAGGACGGTGGCAGAGACTGCCGTATTCGTTCAAACAACTGCTACGGTCAGGTATCCCGTCGTGACCAGGAGAGCGCGCTGGCGTGCTGGGGTATCGACAGATAAGCAGAATATTTTGCTGAAAAATGCGGTTTGCTTACACGGACGGATAACACGAAATCCTGCGAACTGACAAAAACTAAGTGAATAAAAGTAAAAAACCCGTTTGTTGGCTGCAAGCGGGGTTTTGTGTTTCCTGACTCTGGAAAAGTCAAAGGAGAAAGTGTGTTTGATTTTAGCAAACTGATTCGGGAGATTCGAGTGATGGCTGAAAAATTATCCACCTGGAAGTTCATTCTTATCTGGCTGGTGTTTGTGATTATGGCCTCCGGTTATTTCATCGGTCAGATACGCTGGTGGTGAAATGAACCGCGTACTGTGCGTGGTCATCATTGCCCTGCTGGTGGCCTGTGGTGCGCTTAGTCTGGGGCTGAATCATTACCGTGATAACGCCATTACCTACAAAGCCCAGCGCGACAAAAATGTCAGAGAACTGAAGCTGGCGAACGCGGCAATTACTGACATGCAGATGCGTCAGCGTGATGTTGCTGCGCTCGATGCAAAATACTCGAGGGAATTAGCCGATGCGAGAGCTGAAAATGAAACTCTTCGCGCTGACGTTGCCGCTGGTCGTAAGCGCCTGCGTATCAACGCCACCTGTCCAGGTCCCGTGCGTGAAGCCACCGGCACCGCCCGCGTGGATAATGCAACCGGCCCCCGACTGGCAGACACCGTTACACGGGATTATTTCACCCTCAGAGAGCGGCTGATGACGATGCAGAAGCAACTGGAAGGGGCGCAGGAATATATCCGTACTCAGTGCCTGAAATAAGTTTTGTTGATGCGCCGTATCGTCGCTGTATTCCCTCATTAACAGAGACCGCAGCCCGACAGGGAGACTCCTCTGCGCGAGTGTGCGGGGATAATCAAAAACGATACACACCGGGGTTTACCGCGTTAACGGAGCGCGGCGTTGTCCCCTCATAGTCGCCTGTCCGGTGCGATGGTGGAAGAAACCGGGATGTTTATTCATCATCACTTTGGATTGATGTATATGCTCTCTTTTCTGACGTTAGTCTCCGACGGCAGGCTTCAATGACCCAGGCTGAGAAATTCCCGGACCCTTTTTGCTCAAGAGCGATGTTAATTTGTTCAATCATTTGGTTAGGAAAGCGGATGTTGCGGGTTGTTGTTCTGCGGGTTCTGTTCTTCGTTGACATGAGGTTGCCCCGTATTCAGTGTCGCTGATTTGTATTGTCTGAAGTTGTTTTTACGTTAAGTTGATGCAGATCAATTAATACGATACCTGCGTCATAATTGATTATTTGACGTAGTTTGATGGCGTAGATGCACGTTGTGACATGTAGATGATAATTATTATCATTTTGCGGGTCCTTTCCGGCGATCCGACAGGTTACGGGGCGGCGACCTCGCGGTTTTTCACTATTTATGAAAATTTTTCAGGGAAAATCGTGTCGGTACTTCTCGAATATAACTTTTTGTTTTTTTTAATATTGCATCCGTAAAGGTCCGACATGAAAGTGTCCGAAAATGCCTTTTTCTGGCGTTTTCATGTCGGGCCTTGTATTTGATAATGGGTTGTTTTCATGAAGGTTAATAAAAAGAGGCTTGCCGAAATTTTCAACGTGGACCCGCGGACGATTGAACGCTGGCAGTCTCAGGGACTCCCTTGCGCCTCCAAAGGTAGTAAGGGCATTGAATCTGTATTTGATACTGCCATGGCAATTCAGTGGTATGCGCAGAGGGAAACTGATATCGAAAACGAAAAGCTCCGCAAAGAACTGGACGATTTGCGTGCGGCAGCGGAGTCAGATTTACAACCCGGCACCATTGACTATGAACGCTACCGGCTCACAAAAGTGCAGGCAGATGCGCAGGAACTGAAAAATGCCCGTGAAGACGGAGTAGTGCTGGAAACTGAACTGTTTACCTTCATTCTGCAACGTGTGGCACAGGAGATTTCGGGGATACTTGTGCGTGTGCCGTTGACATTACAGCGTAAATATCCGGACATTTCACCATCACACCTTGATGTGGTGAAAACTGAAATCGCGAAAGCCTCCAATGTTTCAGCTAAGGCCGGTGAAAACGTGGGCGGATGGATCGATGATTTCAGACGCGCAGAAGGCAGCTAATGCAGCCGGTGCGATAGCTACAGGGCTTTTATCTCTCATTATTCCTGTTCCACTGACGACAGTTCAGTGGGCCAATAAACATTATTACCTTCCTAAAGAGTCGTCTTATACCCCGGGGCGGTGGGAAACACTGCCGTTTCAGGTTGGCATCATGAACTGTATGGGCAACGATCTGATTCGCACGGTTAACCTGATTAAATCTGCCCGTGTTGGTTATACAAAGATGTTGCTGGGAGTGGAGGCTTATTTTATTGAGCATAAATCACGCAACAGCCTTCTTTTTCAGCCCACGGACTCAGCTGCTGAAGATTTTATGAAATCTCATGTTGAGCCAACGATAAGGGATGTTCCTGCATTGCTGGAGCTGGCTCCATGGTTCGGAAGAAAACACCGCGATAATACGCTCACCCTGAAGCGTTTTTCCTCCGGTGTGGGGTTCTGGTGTCTGGGTGGTGCGGCAGCAAAAAACTACCGTGAAAAATCCGTGGATGTGGTCTGTTATGACGAGCTTTCCTCGTTCGAACCGGATGTTGAAAAAGAGGGTTCGCCAACCCTGCTGGGGGATAAACGTATTGAGGGCTCTGTATGGCCAAAATCCATTCGCGGCTCGACGCCTAAAATCAAAGGCTCCTGCCAGATCGAAAAAGCCGCTAACGAGTCGGCACACTTCATGCGTTTTTATGTGCCCTGTCCGCACTGTGGGGAGGAGCAGTATCTGAAATTTGGCGATGATGCCTCGCCTTTCGGTCTTAAGTGGGAGAAGAATAAGCCAGAAAGTGTTTTCTACCTTTGTGAGCATCATGGCTGTGTGATCCATCAGTCTGAGCTTGACCAGAGTAACGGGCGGTGGCTCTGTGAAAACACGGGCATGTGGACCCGTGACGGCCTGATGTTTTTCAGCGCCCGGGGTGATGAAATTCCGCCGCCGCGCTCCATCACTTTCCATATCTGGACGGCGTACAGTCCGTTCACCACCTGGGTACAGATTGTCTATGACTGGCTGGATGCACTGAAAGATCCCAACGGCCTGAAAACCTTTGTGAACACCACGCTGGGCGAGACCTGGGAAGAGGCTGTGGGCGAAAAACTCGATCACCAGGTACTGATGGATAAGGTTGTGCGTTACACGGCGGCGGTGCCTGCCCGGGTGGTTTATCTGACGGCGGGCATTGACTCGCAGCGAAACCGTTTTGAGATGTATGTCTGGGGATGGGCTCCGGGAGAGGAAGCCTTTCTGGTGGATAAAATCATCATTATGGGGCGTCCCGATGAGGAAGAGACGCTGTTACGTGTGGATGCGGCGATCAACAAAAAATACCGCCATGCAGACGGAACCGAAATGACCATTTCCCGTGTCTGCTGGGACATCGGGGGGATCGATGGCGAAATCGTTTATCAGAGGTCAAAAAAACACGGTGTTTTCCGGGTGCTGCCGGTAAAAGGCGCATCTGTCTATGGCAAGCCGGTGATCACCATGCCAAAAAACCGCAATCAGCGGGGCGTGTATCTGTGTGAAGTGGGGACGGACACCGCAAAAGAAATTCTCTATGCCCGTATGAAAGCCGATCCCACGCCTGTGGATGAAGCCACGTCGTATGCCATCCGTTTTCCTGATGATCCGGAGATTTTTTCGCAGACAGAGGCGCAGCAACTGGTCGCGGAAGAGCTTGTGGAGAAGTGGGAAAAAGGAAAGATGCGTCTGCTGTGGGATAACAAAAAGCGGCGTAACGAAGCGCTGGACTGCCTGGTGTATGCCTACGCGGCATTACGTGTGTCCGTGCAACGCTGGCAGCTTGATCTGGCTGTACTGGCAAAATCCCGGGAAGAAGAGACGACCCGGCCAACCCTTAAAGAACTGGCAGCGAAGCTGTCCGGAGGAGTGAATGGTTACAGTCGCTGAACTGCAGGCGCTGCGTCAGGCGCGCCTTGATTTATTAACCGGTAAACGGGTGGTGTCTGTCCAGAAAGATGGTCGCAGAATTGAATATACGGCGGCTTCTCTGGATGAGCTTAACCGGGCGATCAATGATGCGGAGTCGGTACTGGGGACAACCCGGCGTCGCCGTCGTCCGCTGGGAGTGAGGTTATGAAACGAACGCCTGTCCTGATTGATGTGAACGGCGTTCCGCTTCGTGAGAGTCTCAGCTACAACGGGGGCGGTGCAGGATTTGGCGGGCAAATGGCTGAGTGGTTGCCACCGGCGCAGAGTGCCGATGCGGCCCTGCTACCCGCGTTGCGTCTGGGGAATGCCCGGGCAGATGATCTGGTGCGCAATAACGGAATAGCGGCTAATGCGGTGGCTCTGCATAAGGATCACATTGTCGGGCATATGTTTCTGATCAGCTACCGTCCGAACTGGCGCTGGCTGGGGATGCGGGAGACCGCAGCAAAAAGCTTTGTCGATGAGGTGGAGGCGGCCTGGTCGGAATACGCCGAAGGGATGTTTGGCGAGATCGACGTGGAAGGAAAACGCACGTTCACGGAATTTATCCGTGAAGGTGTGGGCGTTCATGCGTTTAACGGCGAAATCTTTGTGCAGCCGGTCTGGGATACGGAAACCACGCAGTTATTCCGTACGCGTTTTAAAGCCGTGAGTCCGAAACGGGTGGACACGCCTGGACACGGTATGGGGAACCGTTTTCTGCGGGCCGGTGTGGAGGTCGATCGATATGGCCGTGCCGTCGCGTACCATATTTGTGAGGATGATTTTCCGTTCTCTGGGAGTGGACGATGGGAACGGATCCCGCGTGAACTTCCCACCGGGCGTCCGGCCATGCTGCATATTTTCGAGCCGGTGGAGGACGGGCAGACCCGTGGGGCTAATCAGTTTTACAGCGTCATGGAACGGCTGAAGATGCTCGATTCCCTGCAGGCAACACAGCTTCAGTCGGCCATAGTGAAGGCGATGTATGCAGCGACGATTGAAAGTGAACTTGATACCGAAAAGGCCTTTGAATATATCGCCGGCGCGCCACAGGAGCAGAAGGATAATCCGCTTATTAATATTCTGGAGAAGTTCTCCAGCTGGTATGACACGAATAACGTGACACTGGGCGGTGTCAAAATTCCGCACCTTTTCCCTGGTGATGATCTGAAACTACAGACTGCGCAGGATTCAGACAATGGATTTTCTGCGCTTGAACAGGCGCTGCTGCGGTATATCGCCGCCGGTCTTGGCGTTTCCTACGAACAGTTGTCCCGTGATTACTCGAAGGTCAGTTACTCAAGTGCCCGCGCCTCCGCCAATGAGTCGTGGCGCTATTTTATGGGGCGGCGAAAATTTATTGCGGCCCGGCTGGCCACGCAGATGTTTTCCTGCTGGCTGGAAGAGGCACTTCTTCGGGGGATTATTCGTCCGCCACGGGCACGTTTTGATTTTTATCAGGCGCGATCAGCCTGGTCACGGGCAGAGTGGATTGGTGCCGGAAGAATGGCCATTGACGGGCTCAAGGAAGTCCAGGAATCAGTGATGCGCATTGAGGCCGGACTGAGCACGTATGAGAAAGAGCTGGCGCTGATGGGCGAGGATTATCAGGACATTTTCCGCCAGCAGGTCAGGGAATCTGCTGAGCGGCAAAAAGCCGGACTCTCACGTCCGGTGTGGATAGCGCAGGCGTATCAGCAGCAGATAGCGGAGAGTCGCAGGCCGGAAGAGGAGACAACACCACGTGAGACGTAATCTTTCACACATTATTGCCGCAGCATTCAATGAACCGCTGCTTCTGGAGCCCGCCTATGCGCGGGTTTTCTTTTGCGCGCTCGGGCGCGAGATGGGGGCAGCAAGTCTTTCGGTACCACAACAGCAGGTACAGTTTGATGCTCCCGGAATGCTGGCTGAAACGGATGAGTACATGGCCGGAGGTAAACGACCGGCCCGTGTTTACCGGGTGGTGAACGGTATTGCTGTACTGCCGGTGACCGGCACGCTGATGCACCGGCTGGGTGGTATGCGGCCATTTTCTGGAATGACAGGCTATGACGGTATTGTCGCCTGTCTTCAGCAGGCAATGGCGGATAGCCAGGTGCGGGGCGTACTGCTGGACATTGACAGTCCGGGCGGGCAGGCCGCCGGCGCGTTTGACTGCGCTGACATGATTTACCGCCTCCGTCAGCAGAAGCCGGTCTGGGCACTGTGCAATGACACTGCCTGTTCTGCAGCCATGCTGCTGGCGTCGGCCTGCTCCCGACGGCTGGTTACCCAGACATCCCGTATCGGCTCCATTGGCGTGATGATGAGCCATGTCAGCTATGCCGGTCATCTGGCGCAGGCCGGTGTGGATATCACGCTGATTTATGCCGGGGCGCACAAGGTGGATGGCAATCAGTTTGAAGCGTTGCCGGCAGAGGTTCGCCAGGATATGCAGCAGCGGATTGATGCGGCGCACCGGATGTTTGCCGAAAAAGTGGCGATGTATACCGGGTTGTCTGTGGATGCGGTCACGGGAACAGAGGCCGCCGTTTTTGAAGGTCAGTCCGGCATTGAGGCCGGGCTGGCGGATGAATTAATCAATGCGTCGGATGCCATCAGTGTGATGGCCACGGCGCTGAACAGTAATGTCAGAGGAGGCACTATGCCGCAATTAACTGCAACGGAAGCCGCCGTGCAGGAGAACCAGCGAGTGATGGGGATCCTGACATGCCAGGAAGCGAAAGGACGTGAACAGCTTGCCACGATGCTGGCAGGGCAACAGGGCATGAGCGTTGAACAGGCCCGGGCGATTCTGGCCGCGGCGGCACCGCAGCAGCCGGTGGCATCCGCGCAGAGTGAAGCCGATCGCATTATGGCGTGTGAAGAAGCGAACGGTCGTGAACAACTGGCGGCAACGCTGGCGGCGATGCCGGAGATGACGGTGGAAAAAGCCCGCCCGATCCTGGCGGCTGCACCACTGGCGGATGCCGGGCCCTCACTTCGTGATCAGATCAGGGCCCTGGATGAGGCAAAAGGGGCAGAAGCGCAGGCTGAAAAACTGGCGGCCTGCCCGGGAATGACCGTGGAGAACGCCCGGGCTGTGCTGGCTGCGGGATCAGGTAAGGCCGAACCGGTCTCTGCATCCACAACCGCCCTGTTTGAACATTTCATGGCGAATCATTCACCGGCAGCGGTGCGGGGTGGCGTGTCACAGACGTCAGCAGACGGTGATGCGGACGTGAAAATGCTCATGGCCATGCCATGAAGTCAGTGCTGACCATCAATATGAGGTTTTAACAAAATGGTGACGAAAACCATCACTGAACAGCGTGCGGAAGTACGTATTTTTGCTGGTAATGATCCGGCTCATACCGCCACAGGCAGCAGCGGGATTTCTTCTGCAACACCGGCTCTGACGCCCCTGATGCTGGATGAAGCCACCGGGAAACTGGTGGTCTGGGATGGACAGAAAGCCGGTAGTGCGGTTGGCATACTGGTACTGCCGCTTGAAGGCACAGAGACGGTGCTGACCTATTACAAGTCGGGGACCTTTGCGACGGAGGCAATCCGCTGGCCTGACAGTGTGGATGAACACAAAAAGGCAAATGCCTTTGCCGGCACCGCCCTGAGTCACGCGGCTCTTCCGTAACACGTTATCAGGCCACCATGGTGGCCTGACTGATTTCTGAATGAAAGGAACTGATTTATGGGATTGTTTACGACCCGCCAGTTACTCAGTTATACCGAACAAAAAGTTAAATTCCGTGCGCTATTTCTGGAGCTGTTTTTCCGCCGTACGGTGAATTTCCACACCGAAGAGGTGATGCTGGACAAAATTACCGGAAAAACGCCGGTGGCGGCCTATGTCTCCCCGATCGTTGAAGGAAAAGTGCTGCGCCATCGTGGTGGTGAAACCCGCGTGTTGCGTCCGGGCTACGTCAAGCCCAAACACGAATTTAATTACCAGCAGGCGGTTGAGCGCCTTCCCGGTGAAGATCCGGCTCAGCTGAACGACCCGGCCTACCGTCGTCTGCGTATCATCACTGATAACCTCAAACAGGAAGAGCACGCTATTGTGCAGGTGGAAGAAATGCAGGCGGTGAATGCCGTGCTGTATGGCAAATATACGATGGAAGGAGACCAGTTCGAGAAAATTGAAGTCGATTTTGGCCGATCGACGAAGAATAACATCATACAAGGTAGCGGTAAGGAGTGGTCAAAACAGGATCGTGACACGTTCGACCCGACATATGATATCGACCTTTTCTGTGATCAGGCCAGTGGTCTTGTGAATATTGCCATTATGGACGGTACCGTCTGGCGTCTGCTGAATGGCTTTAAGCTTTTCCGCGAAAAAATGGATACCCGTCGCGGTTCAAATTCACAACTCGAAACGGCAGTGAAAGATCTGGGCGCAGTGGTATCCTTCAAGGGGTATTACGGCGATCTGGTCATTGCGGTAGCGAAAACGTCTTATGTGGCAGAGGACGGTACCGAAAAACGTTATCTGCCGGAGGGCACGCTGGTGCTGGGGAATACGGCAGCAGAGGGGATTCGTTGCTATGGAGCCATTAAGGATGCACAGGCGTTGTCTGAAGGAGTGGTGGCTTCTTCCCGTTACCCGAAACACTGGCTGACCGTGGGCGATCCGTCCTGTGAATTCACCATGACGCAGTCCGCACCGCTGATGGTGCTGCCGGATCCGGATGAGTTTGTGGTGGTACAGGTGAAATAATCCGTGAGCGGGGGCGAAATGCCCCCGTGTTTTTTTCACAGGGAGCTGGATATGGCAACAAAAGAAGAAAATCAGAAACGTCTTCGTGAACTGGCTGGTCTGCTGGGGCGCGAGGCGGATATGTCGGGGAGTGCTGCGGATATCGCACAGCGTGTGGCAGAGTGGGAAGAGGAGATTTGCGCCTCGGAAAATGAAATCGCAGATGTTGATGATACCGTTCATGAGCAGGCATGCAGGCACACCGGTGAGGATGACGTTGGTATTCTGGAACGTATCAGGCTTCTGAAGTGTTTTTACCTGTGCGGTGTTGACGATGAAACAGGTGAGCCTGTTGAGCATGTTGATGCTGGCAGAGTAATTCTGATGCCCCCCTCAGTGGCAAAAGACATGGTCAGGAGCGGAATGGCCGTTTATGCGTGATTTTGAGAATTCCTTTGATGCTGCCCTTGCCAGGGTGGACAGAACGATTGTTGAAGTGATGGGGCTCTGTGCGCAGTTCACCTCGGGGGCACAGTGTGGCAGCGAAGTTCAGGGGGTTTTTGACGATCCGGAGTCGCTGGGGTTTGCCGGTAGCGGGGTCCGTATTGAAGGAAGCAGCCCGTCATTATTTGTGCGGACGGATACGGTTCGTGCCGTGCGGCGTGGTGACACGCTGACCATTAATGGTGAGACATTCTGGGTGGATCGTGTTTCTCCGGATGACGGGGGTAGCTGTTATCTCTGGCTCAACCGTGGGCAACCACCCGCAGTTAACCGGCGACGATAAACGCAGGGTGAATTATGGCGATAAAAGGGCTTGATCAGGCGATTGACAATCTGAGCCGGGTTCGTAAAAACGCCATTCCGGCTGCTTCTGCAATGACCATTAACCGCGTGGCCACAACGGCGATTAATCAGTCTTCGTCACAGGTTGCCCGGGAAACCAGGGTGAGACGGAAACTGGTAAAGGAACGGTCCAGACTGAAACGGGCGACGGTCAGAAATCCGAATGCCAGAATTATCGTTAACCGCGGTGATCTCCCTGTGATTAAGCTGGGGATCAGAATGCTGGGGCGTCGTCCGAACAGCATACTCAAAGCCGGTCAGCATCGTTATCAGCGGGCATTTATCCAGCGATTAAATAATGGGCGCTGGCATGTTATGCAACGTCTTCCCCAGGCCAGATATGAGGAGGGCAATGACGACAAGGGAAGGAAAAAGCGTAATCGCCTTCCCATTCAGGTGGTGAAAATCCCGATGGCGGCCCCACTGAAACAGGCATTTGATGAGAATGTTGACCGTATCCGGCGTGAACGCCTGCCCGGAGAACTGGCATCCGCGCTGAAACAACAACTGAGGATTGCGATAAAACGATGAAACACACTGATATCCGTGCTGCAGTGCTGGATGCACTCGAGCAGCATGAACACGGGGCGACGCTGTTTGATGGTCGCCCCGTTGTTTTTGACGAAGAGGATTTTCCTGCGATCGCGGTTTATCTGACGGATGCAGAGTATACCGGTGAAGAGCTGGATGCAGATACCTGGCGGGCCACGCTGCATATTGAGGTGTTTTTACCGGCACAGGTACCGGATTCAGAGCTTGATCAGTGGATGGAAAGCCGGATTTATCCGGCGATGACTGCGATCCAGGCACTGGCAGGACTGATTACCACGATGGTTACGCAGGGCTATGAGTATCGTCGTGATGACGATATGGCGTTATGGAGCTCTGCGGATCTGACTTATTCCATTACATACGAGATGTGAGGACGATATGGCAACACCAAATCCCCTGGAGCCAGTAAAAGGTGCCGGTACCACTCTGTGGGTTTACAACGGCAAGGGTGATGCTTATGCAAACCCGTTGTCAGACGCTGACTGGCAGCGACTGGCTAAGGTGAAGGATCTGACGCCGGGCGAGATGACGGCAGAATCCTACGATGATAACTACCTGGATGATGAAGACGCAGACTGGACCGCGACCGGGCAGGGGCAGAAATCTGCAGGTGATACCAGTTTTACGCTGGCCTGGAAACCGGGAGAGGAAGGTCAGAAAGGGCTTATAGGCTGGTTTGAAAGCGGCGATGTCCAGGCCTATAAAATCCGTTTTCCGAATGGCACGGTGGATGTGTTTCGTGGCTGGGTCAGCAGTATCGGTAAGGCCGTGACGGCGAAAGAAGTGATCACCCGCACGGTGAAAGTCACTAACGTGGGTAAACCTTCTGTAGCGGAAGAACGCAGCAAAATTACGCCGGTCAGTGCGATTAAGGTGACGCCGACATCCGGTACGGTGGCAAAAGGGAAAACAACCACCCTGACGGTTTCTTTTGAGCCGGAAAGTGCAACCGACAAGACGTTCAGAGCGGTTTCCGCCGATCCGTCGAAAGCCACCATTAGTGTGAAAGATATGACAATTACGGTAAACGGCGTGGCGACAGGTAAGGTGCAGATCCCTGTGGTGAGCGGAAATGGTCAGTTCGCCGCAGTGGCTGAAGTCACCGTTACTGAAGCGGGCGCTGCAGCGTATCGAGCATCTTGCCCTCCTGAAACGGCGTGCAGAACAGGCAGAATCCTGCGGCAACCTGCAGGTAAGCGTGGAAGATCTCGTCAGAACCGGCGCGTTTCTGGTGGCGATGTCCCTGTGGCATAACCATCCACAGAAAACGCAGTCACCGTCAATGAATGAGGCCGTGATGAAGATAGAGCAGGAAGTGCTCACCACCTGGCCTGCCGATGCCATTGCCCGGGCGGAAGACGTGGTGTTGTGCCTGTCCGGGATGATCGAAGCTGTTCGTCCGGATACTGATATTACTGAAGTGGCGAAAAATAACACGCTGACTGATGATGATTTTTCTGCGGGAAAGTCTTCGACGGCGAGCTGAACTTTGCCCTCAGACTGGCGCGTGAGATGGGGAGACCCGACTGGCGCGCCATGCTTGCCGGGATGACATCCACCGAATATGCCGACTGGCACCGTTTTTACCGCACGCATTATTTTCAGGATACCCAGCTGGATATGCATTTTTCCGGGCTGACGTACGCTGTACTCAGCCTGTTTTTTTGCGATCCGGATATGCATCCCTCTGATTTCAGTCTGCTTGTCCCCCGGCATGAGGAAGAGCAGGTGGAGAGGCCGGATGAGGACAAAATGCTGATGCAGAAAGCGGCAGGACTTGCCGGAGGCGTCCGGTTCGGTGGGGACGGAGGGCGCGATATTTTATCGTCTGCGGATGTGGCGGATGTCATGGTGGATGATGCCGCATTAATGATGGCTTCAGCGGGGATTCCGGGAGGTGTGAGATATGTCCCAGCCGGTTGGTGATCTTGTTATTGACCTGAGTCTGGATGCTGTCCGTTTCGATGAGCAGATGAGCCGGGTAAGGCGTCATTTTTCAGGTCTGGATACCGACGCCAGAAAAACCGCCAGTGCTGTTGAACAGGGCCTGAGCCGCCAGGCGCTGGCTGCACAAAAAGCCGGGATTTCCGTCGGGCAGTATAAAGCGGCCATGCGAACCCTGCCCGCACAGTTTACGGATATCGCCACGCAGCTTGCCGGTGGTCAGAATCCCTGGCTGATCCTGCTGCAACAGGGCGGTCAGGTGAAGGACTCCTTCGGCGGGATGATCCCCATGTTCAGGGGGCTCGCCGGTGCGATCACCCTGCCGATGGTCGGAGTCACCTCGCTGGCGGTGGCGACAGGTGCGCTGGTGTACGCCTGGTACCAGGGAGATTCCACGCTTTCAGCGTTTAATAAAACCCTGGTTCTTTCCGGTAATCAGTCCGGACTGACTGCCGATCGTATGCTGACTCTCTCAAGAGCCGGGCAGGCAGCAGGGCTGACGTTTAACCAGGCGAGAGAGTCACTGGCAGCCCTGGTGAATGCCGGTGTGCGTGGTGGTGAACAGTTTGATGCCATCAACCAGAGTGTCGCGCGTTTTGCGTCTGCATCCGGTGTGGAGGTGGATAAAGTCGCTGAAGCCTTCGGGAAGCTGACCACTGACCCGACGTCGGGACTGATGGCGATGGCGCGCCAGTTCCGTAACGTGACGGCAGAGCAGATTGCGTATGTTGCACAGCTGCAGCGTTCCGGAGACGAGGCCGGGGCATTGCAGGCGGCGAACGATATCGCCACGAAAGGCTTTGATGAGCAGACCCGTCGCCTGAAAGAAAACATGGGAACACTGGAGACCTGGGCGGATAAAACAGGGAAGGCATTCAAATCGATGTGGGATGCCATTCTGGATATCGGTCGTCCTGAATCCTCAGCGGATATGCTCGCCAGTGCGCAGAAGGCATTTGATGAGGCGGATAAAAAATGGCAGTGGTACCAGAGCCGGAGCCAGCGCCGGGGAAAGACCTCCTCTTTTCGTGCGAACCTTCAGGGGGCATGGGATGACCGGGAAAATGCCCGTCTGGGTCTGGCAGCGGCCACGCTGCAGTCGGATATGGAAAAAGCCGGTGAACTGGCGGCAAGGGACCGGGCTGAGCGTGAGGCGTCACAGCTGAAGTATACCGGAGAGGCGCAGAAGGCGTATGAGCGCCTGCAGACGCCGCTGGATAAATATACCGCCCGTCAGAAAGAGCTGAATAAGGCCCTGAAAGACGGAAAAATCCTGCAGGCGGATTACAACACGCTGATGGCGTCGGCAAAAAAGGATTATGAATCGACGCTGAAAAAGCCGTCAGGTGTGAAGGTGTCTGCCGGTGAGCGCCAGGAAGACCGGGCGCATGCAGCCATGCTGGCGCTTGAAACCGAGCTCAGGACGCTGGAAAAACACAGCGGTGTGAATGAGAAAATCAGCCAGCAGCGCCGGGATTTATGGGAAGCGGAAAATCAGTATGTGGTCCTGAAAGAGGCCGCCACGAAACGGCAGTTATCTGAGCAGGAAAAATCCCTGCTGGCCCATGAGAAAGAAACGCTGGAGTACAAACGCCAGCTGGCTGAGCTGGGCGACAAGATTGAACACCAGAAACGGCTGAATGAGCTGGCACAGCAGGCGGCGCGGTTTGAACAGCAGCAGAGCGCGAAGCAGGCGGCAATCAGCGCAAAAGCACGCGGACTCACCGACCGTCAGGCGCAGCGGGAGTCGGAAGAGCAGCGCCTTCGTGAGGTGTACGGTGATAATCCGGCTGCGCTGGCGAAGGCCACATCTGCACTGAAGAACACCTGGTCTGCGGAGGAGCAGCTTCGTGGAAGCTGGATGGCCGGGATGAAGTCCGGCTGGGGCGAGTGGGCGGAAAGTGCGACGGACAGTTTTTCGCAGGTTAAAAACGCGGCCACGCAGACCTTTGACGGTATTGTACAGAATATGGCAGCGATGCTGACCGGCAGCGAACAGAACTGGCGTGGTTTCACCCGTTCTGTGCTGTCCATGCTGACAGAGATTTTTCTGAAGCAGGCGATGGTGGGGATAGTCGGGAGTATCGGCAGCGCCATTGGCGGGGCTGTTGGTGGCGGCGCATCCGCGTCAGGCGGTACAGCCATTCAGGCTGCGGCGGCGAACTTCCATTTCGCGACCGGGGGATTTACGGGGACGGGGGGTAAATATGAACCTGCGGGGATTGTTCATCGCGGGGAGTTTGTCTTCACGAAGGAGGCGACCAGCCGGATTGGTGTCGGCAATCTGTACCGCCTGATGCGGGGCTATGCGGAAGGTGGTTATGTCGGCGGTGCCGGAAGTCCGGCGCAGATGCGGCGGGCGGAAGGCATTAATTTTAATCAGAACAATCACGTGGTGATTCAGAACGACGGCCCCAACGGGCGGGCAGGGCCGCAGCTGATGAAAGCGGTGTATGAGATGGCCCGCAAGGGGGCACAGGATGAACTCCGGCTGCAGTTGCGTGATGGCGGTATGTTATCAGGGAGCGGTGGATGAAAACCTTTCGCTGGAAAGTGAAGCCGGATATGGAGGTGAACTCGCAGCCATCGGTGCGTGAAGTGCGTTTTGGTGACGGGTACTCACAGCGTATGGCGGCAGGGCTGAATGCTGACCTGAAAACATACAGGGTGACGCTTTCCGTGACCCGGGAGGAGGCCCGGCATCTGGAAGCGTTCCTGGCAGAGCACGGTGGCTGGAAGGCATTTTTGTGGAAGCCACCCTATGCATACCGGCAGATAAAGGTGACCTGTGCCGGGTGGTCTGCGCGGGTCGGGATGTTGCGCGTTGAGTTCAGCGCGGAGTTTAAGCAGGTGGTGAACTGATGCAGGATATTCACGAAGAAAGTCTGAGCGAGTCGGTTAAATCAGAGCAGTCACCGCGGGTGGTACTCTGGGAAATCGACCTGACGGTACAGGGCGGTGAGCGGTATTTTTTCTGTAATGAGCTGAATGAAAAAGGGGAGCCGGTCACCTGGCAGGGGCGTAAGTATGAGGCATACCCGATTGACGGCAGCGGCTTTGAGATGAACGGTCGGGGCAGCAGTGCCAGACCGTCGCTGACGGTGTCCAATCTGTTCGGTCTGGTCACCGGGATGGCGGAAGACCTGCAGAGTCTGGTGGGGGCCACGGTGGTCCGCCGCCGGGTGTATGCCCGTTTTCTGGATGCGGTGAATTTCGTTGCGGGCAATCCGGAGGCGGACCCGGAGCAGGAGCTGAGTGACCGCTGGGTGGTGGAGCAGATGTCGCAGCTGACAGCCATGACGGCCTCGTTTGTGCTGGCTACACCGACCGAGACGGATGGGGCGCTGTTTCCCGGTCGCATCATGCTGGCGAACACCTGTATGTGGGATTACCGGGGAGATGAATGCGGGTATAACGGTCCTGCGGTGGCGGATGAGTTCGACAACCCCACCACGGATATCCGTAAGGACAGATGCAGCAAGTGCATGCGCGGGTGTGAACTGCGCAGGAATGTCGGCAATTTTGGCGGTTTCCTTTCCATTAATAAACTTTCGCAGTAAATCCCGGTTTATGACACAGACTGAATCAGCGATTCTGGCGCATGCCCGGCGGTGTGCGCCTGCGGAGTCGTGCGGCTTCGTGATAAGCACGCCGGAGGGGGAGTGGTATATCCCTTGTGTGAATATTTCTGCAGAGCCGGAGGCGTATTTTCGTATCGCACCGGAAGACTGGCTGCGGGCAGAGATGCAGGGGGAGATTGTGGCACTGGTCCACAGTCATCCCGGTGGGCTGCCCTGGCTGAGCGAGGCTGACCGGCGGCTGCAGATAAAAAGCGCACTGCCCTGGTGGCTGGTCTGCCGGGGGGAAATTCATAAATTCCGCTGTGTGCCACATCTGACAGGACGGCGCTTTGAGCACGGGGTGACGGACTGTTACACGCTGTTCCGGGATGCATACCATCTGGCGGGAATTGATATGCCGGATTTTCATCGCGAGGATGACTGGTGGCGCAACGGCCAGAACCTGTACCTGGACAATATGGCGGTCACCGGCTTTTACCGGGTGCCCCTGTCCTCTGCACAGCCGGGCGATATTCTGCTGTGCTGCTTTGGTGCTTCGGTACCGAACCATGCCACCATTTACTGCGGCAACGGTGAGCTGCTTCACCATCTGCCTGAACAACTGAGTAAACGGGAGAGGTATTCCGAAAAATGGCAACGACGAACGCATTCTGTCTGGCGTCACCGCCACTGGCACGCATCTGCCTTCACGGGGATTTACAACGATTTGGCCGCCGCCTCAGCCTGTATGTGAACACGGCAGCGGAAGCCATCCGGGCGCTGTCGTTACAGGTGCCGGGCTTTCGCCGTCAGATGAACGAAGGCTGGTACCAGATACGTATTGCCGGTTATGACACGGCACCGGAGGCGGTGTACGCCCGTCTTCACGAACAGCTGGGTGAGGGAACGGTCATCCATATTGTGCCGCGACTGGCCGGGGCCGGAAAGGGTGGACTGCAGATTGTGTTGGGGGCGGCAGCCATCGTGGGCTCTTTCTTCACTGCCGGGGCATCAATGGCGTTATGGGGTTCAGCCCTGGCAGCCGGTGGTTTTTCTGCCACCACGATGCTGTTTTCACTTGGAGCCAGCATGATTCTGGGCGGTGTGGCCCAGATGCTGGCCCCGAAGGCAAAAACACCGGATTACCGCGCAACGGATAACGGCAGACAGAACACGTACTTTTCCTCGCTGGATAACATGATTGCCCAGGGGAACCCGATGCCGGTGCCTTACGGGGAAATGCTGGTTGGCTCCCGCCGTATATCCCAGGACATCAGCACCCGTGATGAAGGCGGGGGCGGAAAGGTCGTGGTTATCGGGCGACAGGGATAAAACATAAAAAAATCCCGCAGTGATCGCGGAGCTGCGGGGACAGACAAATGAAGATCAATGTTAAGGAGTTGTTTTTGTTACTCGGGCAAAAAAACACTAACGCAGCGAAATTATAAGCGCCACAGTCAGTGTGTGAAAATGTGAAGATATTCAGAATTTTTATGCCATTACCGGTTTTAACCAACAGGATTATCGGTGGGCATGAAAGAAAACCCCGGTATCTGCTGATACCGGGGTTTCTCTTTAGCATGGCAGAAATGTGTTTCATGCTTTTCGGGCGAAGGATATCCGACTTCTGTACGGAATGGCAAGTGGCGGTTAATTTATTCAGGGGAAGGCTGTATGGGAAAAGGTGGCGGTAAGGCACACACTCCTCGTGAGGCGAAGGATAATCTCAAATCCACGCAGATGATGAGTGTGATTGATGCGATTGGTGAGGGACCGATAGAAGGTCCGGTGAAGGGACTGCAGAGTATTCTGGTGAACAAAACCCCACTGACGGACACGGACGGCAATCCCGTGATACACGGTGTGACGGCGGTCTGGCGCGCCGGGGAGCAGGAGCAGACACCACCGGAAGGCTTTGAGTCCTCCGGCTCTGAAACCGGACTGGGCGTGGAAGTGACGAAGGCAAAACCGGTGACGCGCACCATTACGTCCGCGAACATTGACCGCCTGCGGGTTACCTTCGGGGTGCAGTCACTGGTGCAGACCACGTCAAAGGGCGACCGTAATCCTTCCTCTGTCCGGATTCTGATTCAGTTACAGCGTAATGGCCGCTGGGTGACGGAAAAGGACGTCACCATTAACGGCAAGACCACCTCACAGTTCCTGGCCTCGGTGATTCTGGATAATCTGCCTCCCCGGCCCTTTAACATCCGGATGGTCAGGGAGACGGCGGACAGCACCACGGACCAGCTGCAGAATAAGACGCTGTGGTCGTCATACACCGAAATCATCGATGTGAAACAGTGCTACCCGAACACGGCCATTGTGGGGCTGCAGGTGGATGCGGAGCAGTTCGGCGGCCAGCAGATGACGGTGAACTACCATATCCGCGGTCGCATCATCCAGGTGCCGTCAAACTATGACCCGGAAAAACGCACGTACAGTGGTATCTGGGACGGCAGTCTGAAACCGGCATACAGCAACAACCCGGCCTGGTGCCTGTGGGACATGCTGACTCACCCGCGCTACGGCATGGGAAAACGTCTGGGGGCGGCGGATGTGGACAAGTGGGCGCTGTATGCCATCGGGCAGTACTGCGACCAGACGGTCCCGGATGGTTTCGGGGGGACCGAGCCGCGGATGACCTTTAATGCGTACCTGGCACAACAGCGTAAGGCGTGGGACGTTCTCAGTGATTTCTGCTCTGCGATGCGCTGTATGCCGGTATGGAACGGTCAGACGCTGACGTTCGTTCAGGACCGCCCGTCGGATGTGGTGTGGCCGTACACCAACAGCGATGTGGTGGTGGATGATAACGGCGTGGGATTCCGCTACAGCTTCAGTGCCCTGAAGGACCGGCACACGGCGGTGGAGGTGAATTACACCGACCCGCAGAACGGCTGGCAGACCTCCACGGAACTGGTGGAAGACCCGGAAGCCATACTGCGCTACGGACGCAACCTGCTGAAGATGGATGCGTTTGGCTGTACCTGCCGCGGTCAGGCTCACCGTGCAGGTCTGTGGGTGATAAAGACCGGACTGCTGGAAACGCAGACGGTGGACTTCACGCTCGGGTCACAGGGGCTGCGTCACACACCGGGTGACATTATTGAAATCTGTGATAACGACTATGCCGGGACTATGACCGGCGGACGTGTCCTGTCCATTGATGCTGCCACCCGCACCCTGACGCTGGACCGTGAGGTTACCCTGCCGGAGACAGGTACATCGGCGGTGAACCTGATTAACGGCAGCGGTAAGCCGGTGAGTGTGGACATCACCGCACACCCCGCGCCGGACCGGATACAGGTCAGTACCCTGCCTGATGGTGTGGAGACATACGGGGTGTGGGGACTCTCCCTGCCGTCACTGCGCCGTCGCCTGTTCCGCTGTGTCTCCGTCCGGGAAAACACGGACGGCACCTTTGCCATCACGGCGGTGCAGCACGTACCGGAAAAAGAAGCCATCGTGGATAACGGTGCCCGCTTTGAGCCGCAGTCAGGCTCCCTGAACAGCGTCATCCCACCGGCAGTGCAGCACCTGACGGTGGAGGTGAGCGCAGCTGACGGCCAGTATCTGGCACAGGCGAAATGGGACACGCCGCGGGTGGTGAAGGGGGGGCGCTTCAGTCTGCGACTGACCAGCGGAAGCGGAGAAGACAGCCGTCTGGTGACCACCGCTATCACTGCGGATACAGAGCATCGTTTCAGTGGTCTGCCGCTCGGGGAATACACCCTGACAGTCAGGGCAATTAACAGTTATGGCCAGCAGGGCGAACCGGCCACCACCACCTTCCGGATTAACGCGCCAGCAAAACCCGCCACCATTGAACTGACGCCGGGCTATTTTCAGATAACCGCCACGCCGCATCTTGCCGTTTATTACCCGACGGTACAGTTTGAGTTCTGGTTCTCGGAAAAGCGGATTGCGGATATCAGGCAGGTTGAAACCGCAGCCCGCTATCTTGGCTCGGCGCTGTACTGGATAGCTGCCAGTATCAATATCAAACCGGGCCATGATTATTATTTTTATATCCGCAGTGTGAATACTGTTGGCAAATCGGCATTCGTGGAGGCTGTCGGTCGGGCGAGCGATGATGCGGAAGGTTACCTGGATTTCTTCAAAGGAGAAATCGGGAAAACACATCTGGCCCAGGAGCTGTGGACGCAGATTGATAACGGTCAGCTTGCGCCGGACCTGGCTGAAATCAGGACGTCCATTACGAATGTCAGCAATGAAATCACGCAGACCGTCAATAAAAAACTGGAAAATCAGAGTGCGGCAATCCAGCAGATACAGAAAGTTCAGGTTGATACAAATAATAACCTGAACAGCATGTGGGCCGTGAAACTGCAGCAGATGCAGGACGGACGCCTTTATATTGCGGGTATCGATGCCGGTATTGAGAATACGCCAGCAGGAATGCAGAGTCAGGTGCTGCTGGCGGCAGACAGGATTGCGATGATTAATCCTGCGAATGGCAACACAAAGCCGATGTTTGTTGGTCAGGGCGATCAGATATTTATGAATGAAGTGTTCCTGAAATATCTGACGGCTCCCACCATTACCAGCGGCGGTAATCCTCCGGCATTTTCCCTGACACCGGACGGGCGGCTGACGGCGAAAAATGCCGATATCAGCGGTAACGTGAATGCGAACTCCGGGACGCTCAACAACGTCACGATTAACGAGAACTGTCGGGTTCTGGGAAAATTGTCCGCGAACCAGATTGAAGGCGATCTCGTTAAAACAGTGGGCAAAGCTTTCCCCCGGGACTCCCGTGCACCGGAGCGGTGGCCATCAGGAACCATTACCGTCAGGGTTTATGACGATCAGCCGTTTGACCGGCAGATTGTTATTCCGGCGGTGGCATTCAGCGGCGCTAAACATGAGAAAGAGCATACTGATATTTACTCCTCATGCCGTCTGATAGTGCGGAAAAACGGTGCTGAAATTTATAACCGTACCGCGCTGGATAATACGCTGATTTACAGTGGTGTTATTGATATGCCTGCCGGTCACGGTCACATGACACTGGAGTTTTCGGTGTCAGCATGGCTGGTAAATAACTGGTATCCCACAGCAAGTATCAGCGATTTGCTGGTTGTGGTGATGAAGAAAGCCACTGCAGGCATCACGATTAGCTGAATTTTATAACCCAGATACGGGCGCCAGAAATGGCGCCTTTTTTATTGCAGAAAAGCGAGAGGTAATTATGCGTAAATTATGTGCTGTTATTTTGTCCGCAGTAGTCTGGCAGGTCGCCGCTGCTACGCCAGCGAGTGCAGCAGAACATCAGTCCACGCTGAGCGCGGGGTATCTCCATGCCTCGACGAACGTTCCCGGTAGTGATGATCTGAACGGGATTAACGTGAAATACCGTTATGAGTTTACGGACGCGCTGGGGCTGATTACGTCCTTCAGTTATGCCAATGCTGAGGATGAGCAAAAAACGCGCTACAGCGATACCCGCTGGCATGAAGATTCCGTGCGTAACCGCTGGTTCAGTGTGATGGCGGGGCCGTCTGTACGCGTGAATGAATGGTTCAGCGCGTATGCGATGGCGGGTGTGGCTTACAGCCGTGTGTCGACTTTCTCCGGGGATTATCTCCGCGTAACTGACAACAAGGGGAAAACGCACGACGTGCTGACCGGAAGTGATGACGGTCGCCACAGCAATACCTCTCTGGCGTGGGGGGCTGGCGTGCAGTTTAACCCGACCGAATCCGTGGCCGTTGACCTTGCTTATGAAGGTTCCGGTAGTGGCGACTGGCGAACGGATGCATTTATTGTTGGTATCGGATACCGTTTCTGACAACAGACGCCGATTTATCTTCTGTAAATATTGTTATGATACGCAGGTTCATCCACCTTATGGGGTGAACTGCGTTTGAGGAAACGTAAAGTTACACTGTCCTGAAGCCCGTGGCGTCACTGCTGCGGGCTTTTTTTATTGGTGGAAAGTATGACAGTAAAAATTTCTGGCGTGCTTAAAGATGGCACAGGAAAACCAGTACAGAACTGCACCATTGTGCTGAAGGCCAGACGAACCAGCAGCACGGTGGTGGTGAACACGGTGGCCTCTGAAAATCCGGATGAAGCCGGACGTTACAGCATGGATGTTGAGCATGGTCAGTACAGCGTCACCCTGCTGGTTGAAGGTTTTCCGCCTTCACATGCCGGGACCATTACCGTCTATGAAGGTTCCAGACCAGGTACGCTAAATGATTTTCTCGGTGCCATGACGGAGGATGATGTCCGACCGGAGGCACTGCGCCGCTTTGAGCAGATGGTGGAAGAGGTGTCACGTAACGCCTCCGCGGTTGCACAGAATACGGCAGCCGCGAAAAAATCAGCCAGCGATGCCAGTGCATCAGCCAGCGAGGCGGCAACTCATGCAACCGATGCTGCAGCCTCAGCACGTGCCGCAAGCACGTCAGCCGGACAGGCCGCGTCGTCGGCTCAGTCAGCGTCTTCCAGCGCAGGAACGGCATCGACAAAGGCCCGTGAAGCAGCAAAAAGTGCTGCTGCTGCAGAGTCATCAAAAAGCGCGGCAGCTACCAGCGCCAGTGCCGCGAAAACGTCAGAAACGAATGCCGCAGCATCACAAAAATCGGCAGCCACTTCTGCATCCACAGCGACCACGAAGGCGTCAGAAGCTGCCACCTCGGCACGGGGTGCGGCGGCTTCAAAAGAGGCAGCGAAATCTTCAGAAACGAATGCATCATCAAGTGCCAGTAGTGCAGCTTCCTCGGCAACGGTGGCAGGAAATTCCGCGAAGGCGGCAAAAACGTCCGAGACGAACGCTAAGTCTTCTGAAACAGCAGCGGGACAGAGCGCCTCAGCTGCGGCAGGCTCAAAAACAGCGGCCGCGTCGTCTGCCAGTGCCGCGTCAACAAGTGCCGGGCAGGCCTCAGCCAGTGCTAGCGCCGCCGGAAAATCGGCAGAAAGCGCCGCATCATCCGCTTCAACAGCCACAACGAAGGCTGGCAAAGCCACTGAGCAAGCCACTGCAGCAGCGAGGTCTGCTTCTGCAGCAAAAACCTCTGAAACAAATGCAAAGACTTCAGCAGACAATGCTGCTTCCTCTAAGGCGGCAGCCGCATCGTCAGCCAGTTCAGCGGCGTCATCGGCATCATCTGCGTCTGCTTCAAAAGATGAGGCGACCAGACAAGCGTCAGCAGCGAAAGGTAGTGCCACGACAGCAACAATGAAAGCATCAGAGGCAGCTGGTAGTGCGACGGCGGCAGCTCAGAGCAAAAGTACGGCGGAATCCGCGGCAACGCGCGCCGAGACAGCAGCAAAACGGGCAGAGGATATTGCATCCGCCGTGGCGCTGGAGGATGCGAGCACGACGAAAAAGGGGATAGTACAGCTCAGCAGTGCGACCAACAGCACTTCCGAGTCACTGGCGGCAACGCCAAAAGCGGTTAAGGCGGTAATGGGTGAAACGAACAAGAAAGCGCCCTTAAATAGTCCTGCACTGACCGGAACGCCAACAACACCAACTGCGCGACAGGGAACGAATAATACCCAAATCGCAAGCACGGCTTTCGTTATGGCTGCGATTGCCGCCCTTGTAGATTCGTCACCTGACGCACTGAATACGCTGAACGAGTTAGCGGCGGCGCTGGGAAACGACCCGAATGTTGCGACCACCATGACTAACGCGCTTGCGGGTAAGCAACCGAAAGATGCCACCCTGACGGCGCTGGCCGGGCTTACTACTGCGGCAGACAAGTTTCCGTATTTTACGGGGAATGATGTCGCCAGCCTGGCAACCCTGACAAAAGTCGGGCGGGATATTCTTGCGAAATCGACTGTTGCTGCCGTTATCGAATACCTCGGTTTACGAGAACTCGGCACAAGCGGGGAGAAAATACCGTTACTCAGTACAGCGAATACCTGGACTAATCGACAAACATTCAGCGGTGGCCTTTCTGGTGAACTATCCGGCAATGCTTCTACAGCTGCAAAATTAAAAACTGCCAGGAAAATAAGCAATGTGGCTTTTGATGGTTCCTCCGATATCACATTAAAAGCAAGTCATGTTGGTGCGTTTGCCTTAGGGAAAACAGGAAGCACCGTTGCGAATGATAAAGCAGTTGGATGGAACTGGAGTAGCGGAGCCTATAACGCAACTATTAGAGGTGCATCAACGTTAATTATTCATTTTTATATGGGAGAAGGAAGTTGTCCTGCAGCTCAGTTTCGGATTAATTATAAAAATGGCGGTATTTTTTATCGTTCAGCCCGTGATGGTTATGGTTTTGAAGCCGACTGGTCCGAATTTTACACCACCACCAGAAAACCTTCAGCAGGAGATGTTGGTGCACTGCCGTTATCTGGTGGTCAACTGAATGGTGCACTGGGTATCGGAACAGCCAGTGCTCTTGGCGGTAATTCGATTGTATTGGGTGATAATGATACGGGCTTTAAACAAAATGGCGATGGTAATCTGGATGTTTATGCTAATAACGTCCATGTTATGCGCTTTGTCTCCGGAAGCATTCAAAGTAATAAAACCATAAATATTACGGGACGTGTTAATCCCTCGGATTACGGTAACTTTGATTCCCGCTATGTGAGAGATGTCAGACTTGGCACACGAGTTGTTCAGACCATGAAGAAAGGCGTGATGTATGAAAAATCAGGCCATGTAATCACGGGGCTTGGTATTATCGGTGAAGTCGATGGTGATGATCCGGCAGTATTCAGACCAATACAAAAGTTAATTAACGGAACATGGTATAACGTATCGCAGGTATAATCATGCAGCATTTAAAAAACATTGTCGCAGGTAATCCAAAAACCGTTGAACTGAGGTAGCCTGAGTTTAACGGACACTCCTTCCTGAAATAGAATGGCATCAGAAGGAGCTAATAATGAGCAGAAAAAACCAACGTTACTCTAAAGAGTTCAAAGCCGAAGCTGTCAGAACGGTTCTTGAAAATCAACTTTCGATCAGTGAAGGCGCTTCCCGATTATCCCTTCCTGAAGGCACTTTAGGACAATGGGTTACCGCCGCCAGAAAAGGGCTCGGTACTCCTGGTTCCCGCACGGTGGCTGAACTGGAATCTGAAATTCTGCAACTGCGTAAGGCGTTAAATGAAGCTCGCCTTGAGCGAGATATATTAAAAAAAGCAACAGCGTATTTTGCACAGGAGTCGCTGAAAAATACGCGTTAATCGAACAATGGCGACAACAATTTCCCATTGAAGCGATGTGTCAGGTATTTGGTGTATCCAGGAGCGGTTATTACAACTGGGTACAGCATGAACCCTCAGACAGAAAACAAAGTGATGAGCGGCTAAAACTGGAGATTAAGGTGGCACATATCCGCACTCGCGAAACATATGGAACCCGGCGGCTCCAGACGGAGCTGGCAGAGAATGGCATCATCGTTGGTCGTGACCGACTGGCACGTCTTCGTAAGGAGCTAAGGCTACGCTGTAAGCAGAAACGCAAGTTCAGAGCGACTACGAACCCAAACCACATGAGGTGTACTGGCAATAGCGGACACTACCATTTGTTCTTTTTTTAAGCAGCCATCTGATGATATTTTTCCCTGAAGGCTGCCGGGGAGATATTCCCCAGACGAGAGTGACGACGCTGACGATTGTAGAAAATCTCAATGTATTCCCGTATTACTGAGATGGCTTCATCCCGGTTATTAAAACGATAGTGGCTCAGGCTCTCATTTTTCAGCGTTCCCCAGAAGCTTTCCATCGGAGCGTTGTCGTAACAGTTGTAAGCGTGCAGCAAGAACCGTATTGACGGGGATGTGTTATTCAGTCGGCAGTGCTACGCGCCAGGGGAGCAGTTCGCCGACCCGGTTTATCGGCCAGTCGGCTATGACGTCAAGTACATAGCGGAGGTAGCTTTCTGGCTCCACTCCGTTCAGTTTGCACGTCCCGATCAGGCTGTACAGCAGCGCTCCCCGCTCTCCTCCATGATCCGAACCGAAGAACAGGTAGTTTTTGCGGCCCAGACTGACCATCCGCAACGCATTTTCAGCGATGTTATTGTCCGCCTCAGCCCAGCCATCATCTGCATAGTACGTCAGCGCCGGCCACTGGTTCAGGGCGTATGCGAACGCTTTCGCCAGTTCTGAGTGTCGCGACAGGGTTTTCATCTTTTCACGCAGCCAGCTTTCCAGGGATTTCAGCAGCGGTTTCGTTTTCAACTGACGTTCGGCAAGGCGCTGCTCCGCCGTCATTCCCCTTATCTCTGCCTCGATGGCGTACAGTTCGCCGATCCGTTTCAGCGCTTCCTCCGTCAGGGCTGACGGGGTGCGAACGTGCACATCGTGGATTTTACGGCGGGCGTGAGCCCAACAGGCGGCTTCCGTTATCCGGCCATCCCGGTACAGCTCGTTGAACCCGGCGTATGCATCCGCCTGCAGTACACCACTGAACCCCGCAAGATGGGTCTGCGGATGGATGCCTTTTCTGTCCGGGCTGTAAGCGAACCACACCGCCGGCGCCAGCGTTGACCCGGCGTTACGGTCGTCACGAACGTAGGTCCATAACCGCCCGGTCTTCGTTTTCTTATTGCCTGGCAACAGCACCGGGACAGGCGTGTCATCAGCATGGAGCTTACCGTCAGTCAGCACATAGTCCTGAAGCGCTTCTTCCAGCGGTGACAGTAGCCGGCAGCATGCATCCACCCAGCCCGACAGCAGTGAACGACTCAGCTCCACGCCCTGGCGGCCGTACATTTCAGACTGGCGGTACAGCGGGGTGTGCTCTGCATACTTTGAGATCAGCACGCGGGCCAGCAGCCCCGGTCCTGCGATACCCCGCTCGATGGGCCGTGAAGGCGCGGGGGCCTGCACGATGGCATCGCACTGAGTACAGGCATGCTTTTCACGTACAGTCCGGATAACCCGGAAGACGCTGCGCATCAACTCCAGCTGTTCGGCGGCATCCTCACCCGGATAGCTCAGTGAGCCTCCACATTCCGGGCAGCATGACGCTGCCGGCAGCAGCCGTTTTTCATCGCGGGGGAGTGATTCGGGGAACGGTTTGCGGGTGCGGGTTTGACGCAGCGGGCGCTGCACGGCCGGGTCGTCAACCCGACCGGTAAGGGTATCACTTTCTTTCTGAAGTGCCTTCAGGTCAGCTTCCATCTGTGCGATACGACGGGAGACTTTTTCGGAGCGGCTGCCGAAGTTCATCCGGCGCAGCTTATCCAGCTGTGCCTGCAGATGGTCTATTTCGCGTTCACGCTCGTTCAGCTTTTCCAGCAGGGCACGGTTCAGCGCCTCCTGTTCGGCAAGGAGACGTTTCAGTGCATTGATATCGTCAGGAAGTGAGCTGCTCATACCGGGTATATTACCAGGCTCATTCAGCGTCGACCAGGATAAAGAGGCTTACAACATAGTCAGGGACGTAAGCAGTCTTTTAGGCTGCCGCCAGTCGATACTTTCAAGGAGCATCGCCAGCTGTGCCGGTGTGAGGAACACTTTGCCATCCCGGGCTGACGGCCAGGCGAAGCGGCCGCGCTCCAGCCGTTTGGTCAGCAGACACAGTCCATCGCCGGTAGACCAGAGGAGCTTTACCTGACTGCCATTACGCCCACGGAAGATAAAAACGTGACCTGACATCGGAGCGTCTTTCAGCGTCGTCTGCACCTTTGCCGCCAGGCCGTTGAAGCCATTTCTCATATCGGTGATACCGGCAACCAGCCAAATTTTGGTCCCGGAAGGTAACGGGATCATCGCTTCAGTTCCTGTATCAGCAGAGTCAGGAGCTTTTCGCTGACATTGCCATTGAAGCGGAGCGTCCCGTGCCGGAACGTTACCTCACAGCTGATACTGAGGGTTTCCGGATCCTCTGCGAGCGATTCTGGCTGTTCGGCAGCTGCATCGAGAGTCACAGGAAGTAGCTGGGGGCTCTCTGAAGAAGGTAATAGCAGCTTTCCCTCGCGCCATTGTTGTCGCCATTTGAACAACAGATTGGCGTTAATGCCATTTTCAGAGCAAGTTTTGAGATGGATATCCCGGGTTCACAGGAGGCAGCAACGAGCTGCTGTTTAAATTCGGGAGGATAATTAGGGCAGCCTTTTCGCCTGCCGGGATTCACATTTTTCTGCATATCTGACACTTTGGTTCCCACTACTTATTTGGTGGACACCACTTTGTCTAATTCGTCAGATTCTGACCAGACGGTTCAGGCTGTACGCTTACGCCTGCGCCGCATTGCGTATTACACAGCTTTTTGTAGATATATTTCCAGGCAGGCAGTGAAGAAGGTAAAACATGGAAATGGAATCAAATTGACCATGTAACGCCGCGGGATAAGGTTCAAAAACATCATGGCTAATTTTATGTTTAATTTTTGATTCCCCAGCCCTTGTAGATGCCGCGTTCAGACTAGCTTCGTTCAAATCCATTAAAGATATCAGACTACTCTCAGGTACGTGAGTAAGGTAAAACCCAGTTCCAACACCAATATCCAGATGGTTGTTACCTACATGTTCCAGAAAGTGTGGAAGAAGGTGTTCCTTTGTAGGACATCCCCATGCAGGTAATGACTCCAACTTATTGATAGTGTTTTATGTTCAGATAATGCCCGATGACTTTGTCATGCAGCTCCACCGATTTTGAGAACGACAGCGACTTCCGTCCCAGCCGTGCCAGGTGCTGCCTCAGATTCAGGTTATGCCGCTCAATTCGCTGCGTATATCGCTTGCTGATTACGTGCAGCTTTCCCTTCAGGCGGGATTCATACAGTGGCCAGCCATCCGTCATCCATATCACCACGTCAAAGGGTGACAGCAAGCTCATAAGACGCCCCAGCGTCGCCATAGTGCGTTCACCGAATACGTGCGCAACAACCGTCTTCCGGAGCCTGTCATACGCGTAAAACAGCCAGCGCTGGCGCGATTTAGCCCCGACGTATCCCCACTGTTCGTCCATTTCCGCGCAGACGATGACGTCACTGCCCGGCTGTATGCGCGAGGTTACCGACTGCGGCCTGAGTTTTTTAAGTGACGTAAAATCGTGTTGAGGCTAACGCCCATAATGCGTGCAGTTGCCCGGCATCCAACGCCATTCATGGCCATATCAATAATTTTCTGGTGCGTACCGGGTTGAGAAGCGGTGTAAGTGAACTGCAGTTGCCATGTTTTACGGCAGTGAGAGCAGAGATAGCGCTGATGTCCGGCAGTGCTTTTGCCGTTACGCACCACCCCGTCAGTAGCTGAACAGGAGGGACAGCTGATAGAAACAGAAGCCACTGGAGCACCTCAAAAACACCATCATACACTAAATCAGTAAGTTGGCAGCATCACCCCCCATGCAAGCCGATTTGATACTCCCAAAACCCACCAGTCATAAAGCTTTAGGGTAAGTGGTGTGTAAATTTTAGCCCCATCATCTGTGTTTTTTTTCATTGATTTCACCATGTTATGGTTTTATTTGTGAATTAAATCAATTATGGCGATGAATTACAAGGGGTTAAATGCTGCCGCAGCATAGCGATATTGAAATAGCCTGGTATGCTTCGATACAGCAGGAGCCGAATGGCTGGAAGACCGTCACCACACAGTTCTATATCCAGGAATTCAGTGAGTATATTGCGCCACTGCAGGATGCTGTAGATCTGGAAATCGCAACGGAGGAAGAAAGATCGTTGCTGGAGGCATGGAATAAATACCGGGTATTAGTGAGTCGGATTGATATAAATACAGCCCCGGATATCGTATGGCCTGAGCTGTGATTAAACGGAATTATGTGTGAGATGAATTATAAATAATTTCAGAGTGAAATTTGGTAATGAATGTGGAGTCATCAGGAATGTCATGCAGTACCAATGCATGAGCTCCTATTTTTACATTATTCCCTATATGCACTTTGCCACCAAGGATGGTGGCGTTACAGCCAATGGTTACATTATTTCCTATGACAATATCCATATCATTAAATTCACCGCGAAGTCCAATAGTTACCCCAGGCTTAATTGAACAATTTTCACCTATTGTAACTTTGTGACCGATAACAACGCCATTGAGATAAGATATGTCGAACCCTTTACCAATATTTACAGTTAAGGGAACGGTTACATTGTATTTATCAAGAATGAAGCGTTCTATTTTTCCTGCAATCTTTCGCCGGTATCCGCCTTTATCAAAAAGATATTTTGCTATGCGCCACCAAAATAAATAACGTGATCTTCTGTGTTTTATTGCGCGAACAATTGCTTTTCGCCAGGAGAAAGGGCGTTTACAACCTATTACTTCATAGTGTATACACTTTTTAAGTTCACTAATATTCATATATCTATTATTCAGTAAAGATAATTCTGTAACTTATTATTATATTAGGTTTAATGGGCTTTTTCTACAGTTTACTGTATTACTCTCACGCCGGAGCAATAGGCACAGGCCGGACGACAAATTGCATCAGGAGTTTCTCGCCAGAAGGTGGTGATCATCTATGATGTTGGCGTATCGACTTTGTATAAGAAGTTTCCGGTCGGAGATGAATGAAACCGTAGCACGTCGTATGCAAGAACGTGCCACGGCTGGCTGGCGAACTTTCGATAGTGCGAGTATTGAATGATTTCCAGCCGTTACCGATTTTACGTGTTAATTAGTGAAAAAACCACTCGTCAGCAGACTTCCAGGTATCTTTCAGAGTCTCCTGAACAAAAGTTTTAGCTGAATCTTTATCGGCGGTGCGCGTAACAGAAAGGCCATCGTTGCTGGTGGCTTTTACGATCACCTCTACATCGTCATAACGTTTACTGATGCGTCGGGTTAATTCTTCCTTTAACGCATCCACAGCACCGTTTGGCATTTTAGTGATTTTTTCTTTAGCGATACAGATCTCAACACGCATAACACCCTCCTGTAACTGTAGTTATGTACAGGTGTTATTTTTATCTGTATGGATAACCAGTGTCAATTCCTGATATTGTTTATGGGGCATCAATGGGGCATGTATGGGACACTTTTTATCGGCGAAATTCGTCGAAGTTCGTCGACATGGTAAACGAATCATCTATCCAACCCTTGAAAAACGGCGCTCCTGGACGGTCTTCGTCGATTTTTAAAAATGTTGCGTCACGCGCGTAACGTGACAGGGTTAATATCACAAAGCAACGCCACTTCACCAATTGTGTAAAGCGCCATCGTCTCACCCTTGCTCGCGAGGTCCCGGTTTAACTTTAGACGCAGTTTTGCGAACCAGGTAGTTTTGCCCGTTTTTTGTGCATTTATAGGGTGATTTTATTTTTGCCAGGCGATTTTGAGTGATTGTACTCACGAATTCTCATTTTTCTGCAAGAGTTCAAAGAAAGTTAAACGCAGGCAATGTATGTTACGCGTTTTAAAGGGAAGTGTGGTTTGCGGGT